TCAAGCGTTTTTCTGTGAGATAATCTGCGCCCACTTCTTCGCATCTTGCACACGCTTTCGTTCCTCCGGCGTGTTGACGCTGATGGAATGCAGTGCCGTCTCCACCTGCTGTATTGTCGGCACGGTGTCCAAGTCCGCGCTATGCGTCATGAGGACAACCGCATCCCGGCGCTTCTTGTCATCGGCGGATTCCTGCACACTCTGTGCATCGGCTTTTGGGGCTGACCGCGCGGCGAGGTACTCACGCACTGTAATCAGCGCTGCCAAATCGCGGATGTTCTGCGGATTGTTGCCCTCCTCGATTGCCTTCTCAATCTGCCCATCAATCCACGTCAGCGTAACCACGCAGCCAGCCCCTTTCCGTTATGCTTCTTTCAGTTCTTCCAGCGCCCGCCGAATCACGTCACGCTTCCCCGGCTCGATGGTACGCATCAGCTCTTCCAACTCGTCCATCAGGCGCTTGTCCGTGCCGTCGTGGCGGCTGTACCGTCCGCGCATATCGCGTCCACGGCGGCTATATCGGTCATCGCGGTACATACCGTCATAACTGCCCCGCGCTTCCCAGTCGCCGCCGTTATTGCTGTACCCGTCCGCTTCCAGCATCTCAATCTTGTCGATATTTTTGATGGTGTCCGTCAGCTTGTGAACGGCTTCGAGGTCGCCAGCAGACATGTCCTGCTTCTCCGCAATCTCTTGCAGCTCTTCGCAGAGTTTTTCTTTAAGTTCGTGAAGATATTTCATTGCGTTTCTCCTTTCCTCACGCAACCCGCGTGACAATCAGGTTTGCGTTCTGCACGTCAATATCCACGCCAGCGGTATTCTTGACGCTGATGGTCGTGCAGCACCCCGCCGGAACGTCAACAAAGGTATCGACGCTGACGTTCTGGTACTGCGCCGCTGCCGCAGGGGTGACGATGGCGGTAGAAGCCGGAAGCACCTCACCTGCGATTGCAAGTGCAACAGAGATAGCTCCGGCAGTACCGCCCGTCGGAATGGCGATATTGCCACCAAAGTTGACGCGGAAACGTGCGCGGCACTGTCCGTTGGTTATGCCTCGCAGCGTCACGATGCCAGAGCCTTCACGATGGACGATGCACCGCGTGGCGCAAACGGGCGTGGCGGTAAAAAGGACATTGTTGCCATTGGCGACGGTTTGAGCCGCCGCCGCAGTATATTCAGCCATGATTTTTCTCCTTTCAGCGGCAGGGCGCGAATCAATCAACGCCCCGCCGCTTTTTCAGTTGCCGTTTATCGGCTCATCCTGCACAGGCAGGAAGCTGTCCGGAGCTTAACCAGCGCAATACTGCGCCTGATTGCAGCAGAACGGGTTGGCTACCGTATACGCCGGAACAGGGCAAGGACGAATCGTATTCACCAGATACTGGTTCTGTGCTGCCTGAGACGCGGCGAGCTGCAAGCCGAAAATCTGCTGATTCTGCGCCGCAATCTTCTCGTCCTTCGCCTCGATGCGCTGTGCCGTCAATGCGTCAATCACCGCGCGTGCGTTAGCATTGGCGTTGTCCAAAATGTCGCGAACGCCGCTCTGGATGGTGTTGCGAGTGTCGCAAGCCTGAGTGGCAAGGTTGTAGTTCACGCCCTGAATCGCCGTCTGCGTCTTGCAGCAGCAGTCCGCCGCCTGTGCCTGCATCGCGTTAAGCTGCTGCATCAGCGCGGTTTGCTGATTGGCGCGCGAGAGTTCCGCCTGCGCAAAGCCGTTTGCCATCTGCATCTGTACGCCATTGCTGAGCTGTGCCTGTGCGTAGAATCCATCACACAAGCCGCTGTTCACGTTGTCGATTTTTCGCTCGATATTGGCGAAGTCGGAGGTGAGAACGTAACCGTCCATGACAGAACCTTGTCCGCCGTTGCGATTGCCAAAGCCACCCCATCCGTTATTGCCCCATCCGCAGAAGACGAAGAGGAAAAGGATGATAATCCAGTATGCGCCATTGCCACCGAAGAAGCCGTCGCCGTTCTGGTTGCTGTTTCTGCCGGAAAGCAGAGCCACGTCAGAAGCGGAGAGTTCCGAAGTCATGCTCATTGTTTTTCTCCTTTCGGAATTTTAAAGTATATGCTAAATTGTTGCGCAACAATGATAGCCAAAGTTAAGAACCGAGGAACGATTGAAACATTTGCGCCGCCTGTTGCAGCTGATTAAGCTGGTTTTGCGAGATTTTGCCGGATGCAATCAGTTTGCGAACCTCTTGTTCCGGGTCGCCCTGAAACGTCGCCTTGAACTGCTGGAACTGCTGCATCATCCGCTGGAAGTCGCCAATAGCTCCGGGCATCTGCCCGCCGCCGAGTGCGTTAAACAGTGGATTCATCCTGCGTTACCCCCTTTTTCTTGTGCCCTTCCAGCGCTTCAAGGCGTTTCGTCAGCGTGTTGAGTTCGTCCCGCGTCACATACTCCGGCGCGTCCTGCGCGCTGCTGGATGGCTTTACGGATGCGTTGCGCTCCGTGTAGTCAAACGTGCGCATGGACGGCATTCCCGCCGCGTCCGCTGACTTGATGTAAAACGTCTGTTTCTCGCTGTCCATCAGCAGCACGCTCGAACCGTTGGCGACAAGGTAGCTCTTCGCCCCGGCTTCGCCCTGCACCCAAATCAGTCCGTTGCTTGACGGCTGCGCTGGTTGCTGCATCATCGGCTGCTGCGCTGCTCGAAGTTGCGCAAGCTGGTCGGGCATTGCTGTCTGCTGCGCGTTATAATACGGAATCTGTGGATAATATTGTGGATAACCATACGCCATACATCAATCCTCCCTCTCCCAATAGTACGCTGGTATTTCCGCGCCGCTGTCCCAGGCATCGTACCAATCGCCATCAATGGCACACACAACGTGGTCGCCGATGCCGAGGACGTACACACCGCGCGGATGCTCACGGCAGAAATCCGCGACGGTATAGCAGATTGGACAAGTATCCGGCAGGGCGTGGCGCGTGAATCCGCGCTCATGCAAGTAGCGCCCCCAAACGTGATTAGCGTTTGGCATATCTCCGCAGTCATACCCCAGTGCACAAAGCGCTGCATAGGCGCTTCCCCACGTCTCCCCTGCTGCTTTGGATGCTGCGCGGACGGCGCAATCCCCGACGCGCAAGCCGCGCGGATTGGGGTTGTAGTGGATATACACCGCACCACCTCCTACTAATTATAGTATAGGCGATTCTGGCGGTGGGGAGATGCAGACAAAGCGCTGGAAAGATGCAAAAAATCTTAAAAAAAGCATTGACAAGTTGCGCAACTTGTGCTATAATACATAGTGTCAAGGGGCGGTACAAAAAAAATAAAGCCCCCGACAGAAAGAGGTAACGTATGGACAAGACGATTCTGAATCAGCGGGTGCGCGTGACTGCGTACCACTACGAGGACTACGATGGGAATTGGGAAGAAGGAGGGCACATCCTCCTCGACACGGAGACGGGAAGCGTGTGCGTCGAAACGAACGGCGACCCCTTATTCTTCGATAGCTGGGACGAAATGCTGGAGCCAGGAAGTGGAATGGAGGAGGCTATTCTGGGGCAAGAAATGTGGCTCGAACAGTACCTCACCGACGACCGCAATGTTCCAGCGGAACTGCTGGATGACACGGAGTGGTTGGCGGCAGATGAGAACGCAGAGCAGTACTGCCTGCGTGAAGAGTTGGAACACGACTTCGGCTTCGGTGCAACCCGCTGGCTCGCAGAGCTTTGATGCTCCGACCGGGCACACGCCCGGCAGAAAGAAGGTATATATGGAAACTATTACTGTCGGTCTCATCAAGGGGCGTCACGAGATGCCCTGTGCGGAGTACATCTTCGAGGGGGATGTAAATCCTCTCGACTTCGAGGCGATGAAGGAAACAATCCGCACGTTCCTTCTGGAACGCGTCGGAATCGGCACGTCCTGCGATGGACCAGCGCCAAACGTCGCCAACCGCCATAGCGACATTCAGGTGTTCCTCCGGCTTCAGGCGTTCGTTGGACTGCGGAAACTGGTGGTGTATGTCACCGGGCTAACCGCCTGCACGGCGGCGCTTGTGGCGGAGTGCGCGCGCACGGGGGTGGATTTAACCCTGATGCACTTTGATCGTGACAGCGGGCAGTACGTCCAGCAGCACGTCTGGGGATAATACTCGGACGTTTCCAAATCAAGAAGGGCAACCCAGGCGGAGAGGAAGAAAAAATGCTTAAAAAAGATGGAAATCGGATTGTTAAGAACGTCATTGTGACGCACGAGCAGAATGAGCAAATTAAGGCGATTGGGCAGCGAATTGGGCTAAGTGATTCGGCGGTTGTCCGCCTTGCCATATCACAGTGGCTTGCGGACAGAACGCAAAAAACTTGCGAAAAATCCTGAAAAAGTGTTGACAAGTTACACAACTTGTGCTATAATAATAGTGTCAAGGGGCGGTGCAAAATAAAAGCTCCGGACAGAAAGAGGTAAGCATTATGAAGAAGGTTATTGTTAACGAGAACACCGAAATCAACGAGGTCTGTGGCTCTGAAGAAGGTCTCACCTACACGCTGTATGTGGGTGTCGAACCCGTCTACGGCGAGTGGATTCTCACGACGGAAGGGAATCCTGTCGCGCTGAATGACCTTGAAGAGGAGGGGAGCAAATGGGCAGAAGAGACAATCGCTAAAATCGAAGCGATTATCGACGACCCCAGAACCCCTTGGAAGGAATGCAACGAAAGCGACACCGAGTATATCGACGATACGCTGGAAATGTGGGGGCTTAAAGAATGAGGCGTTGCGAAAACTGCGGAAAAGCATTGTCCGGGCAGCAGGAGTACTTCTGCTGCCCGCAATGCGCTATTGAGATGAAAAAGAAGGAATCAAAAGAAGCAAATGCCTTATTAGGAAAAGGGCATTTTAACGTTCATGAAACAGTGAAAGAAAAAATCTGCGAGGATTGCGGCGCTAAGTACATGGGTTATCCGCGCTCAAAGCGTTGCCCGACTTGCAACATAGCGGCAAAGAAGAAAATAAAAAAAGAGTATGAAGAACGAAAGAAGAATGGAAAAAGCCGTGTTATTGGTGGAACTGCCTACTGCGAGATTTGCGGGAAAGCGTACATTATAAACAGTGGGCGGCAGGTGATGTGTACAAATTGTGCGGCAGAACAAACGCGAAAGCGTGCGCTGGATTACTATAAAAAAAACGCGGAGAAGACAAATCAGAGGCGGAAAGAATCGCGTGGTGAGACGCAAAAGAAGATGGCGGAAATACGCGTTCGTTTATGCCCAACTTGCGGAAAGACATTTACACCAAATAAAGCGCACCGAGTATATTGTTCCGATGCTTGTGCGGATGCAAAGGCGCTTAAAGCCTCTAATCTGCCAGCAAAGAAGCAACACGGTTCGCTTGAAAAGCCGAGAAAGTATCGAAAAGAGAAAACAGAAGCAAGCAAGGCGCGAATTGCAGCAGGATTTACCGTTGCACGGCTATCGGAAATCGTGCATTTATCCGAAAGAACAATACGAAATTACGAAAATGGGAAGAAGGTTTCTGACGAAAGTCGTGCGGCAATAGACGAGGTATTAAAAATAAACAAAAAATAGCATCCTGCAATAAAGTTAATACAAGGAGGACACCATGCCGGAAAAGCAAAAGGAACAGCTTATTTCGCAATCGGCAGTTCTGTCCATGGGCTTCACAAAGTCCATGATAGGCAAGCTGCTGCCGCCGCCCGTCCTAAAACGGAATCCGCATTATGCGTCCTCCGCGCCCATGAAGCTGTGGCGAGAGGATGATGTGCGTTCCGTCATGTGGACGCAGGAGTTCCAGACGATGGCGGCAAAAGCAGCCGCACGGAAGGCGGCATCCGCAAAAGCCGTCGAAACGAAGCGCAAGAACGCCGAAGCCATTGCCGACGAGCTCATTGCTTCCATCCACGTTACGCGCTGGGATATGCCCATTCTGGAAGAGGCGACGCTGAACGCAAAGCAAGAATGGTATTTGGAGCATGGCAATGTGGATATATTGTCCCCGAACACCGAGACGCTGGAACGCTGGATGGTTAATTTCATCCGCCATAACCTCTGCGAATATGATGACAAATTAATTAACCTTTTCGGGCTTGTCGGCAAGGAAGAGCTGTACCATCGCCTAAAAACCGAAACCCTTGCGAAAATCGCAGGGGTGTATCCAGAACTTTACGTTGAGTGCAAGCGTCAGGCGCAAGAATAGTGCACAACAAAAAAAAGACCGGGACATTACGTCCCGGCTTTCTTTGTATTCCTTTTGGGTAAAATCTCGGAGTATTTCTGCGCTTCGTCGTACTTGGTTTTCAGCGTGTGTATAATATAGTCAATCTTGCGAATGCTCATATTGTACTGCATCGATTGCTTTGTGCGTGTCCAGCCTTTCGCCCGCGACCTGATAATCAGTTCTTCTTCCTCGGACAAACAGGCTTCATCCACAAAAGCATCTACAACCGCTTTTGTCCATACGACTTCGCGGCTCATGCGTTACTCCTTCGTTTTATCCTTGCCATCCGCGACCGCAGCCGCGTCCGTCATGCCCTCGCCGATGATGTAGGCGATGACCGTAGCACCCGCCATGATGATGCTGCCGACCTGCGTTGCGGTTTCATCCGCCACGCCGAACGCCATAATCAGCATGGTCACAAAGGACACAACCGCCGCCCAGAACTTGCGGCTTGTCAGTTTACGCTTCAAATTCTCACTCATTTTGCATTTCCTCCCTTTATGGCATTGCCCCTCAACCAATTATCAATTTCCCTGCTTGCCGCCGTCATTTCGTCGGCGTTGCCGTTGTGTAACTCATGCTCCAAAAGTGCCTGTACTCCGGCGCACGTTACCATCAGTCCGTCACGCAAGCCGCCGATGCGCTCTTCGTGCCCATCGAGGCGTCGCTTGTCTGTATCCAGCTTGCGATTGATGTCAGATACGCTGGATGCCAGCGCGTTTGTTGGCTGCTCCTGTCTCTTGCGTTCATCCCGCGCATTTTTTCGCGCGGTATAAAATGTATTGTATGCTCCCAGCAGAACGAGAATCACGCCCAGCGCCAGAATCAGTTTATCGGCGGTGATCTTCTCCATCTCAACCTACCCCGCCTTCCAGTGCTGTGACGCGTTCCTCCAGCTTTTCGATGCGTTCTGCAAGCTCAGAGACCGTGGGTGTTTCCGTTTTGGAAATACCCACATCGACAAACTCCTCCATCATGTAGCCCTGATTCGTCTCCGTCTCGACGTGAAGCCATCCGCCACTATTCCCGATGACGTTGACAGAAGTGCCGATTTTAACTTTTTCCAGTACCTTTGCGGATTTGCTCGGCTCTGCGCGAAGATTGACCGTGCTGCCGCTCTGCGCTGTCACACGTCCGACGCAAATAACATCGTTGCTATCATCCACCATTGGTGTATCCTCCTTGTATTCGACCTTTTTGAGGTATCCTGCACACGTCCACGATTTGACGGGTGAAGCGACGAAGCCTGTTGCGCTGCTCTGCGCATTGAGAACCTTGCCGTCCTCACCCATCAGCCCGATGTGGTAAAAATCCCTCAAATCGCCGTTGTAGTATTTTCCGCCCTGCTTGTAGCCAGACGGCAAGGCATACCGCGAATTACCCGGATTCCGGCACTTAAAAACAGCCATTCCTGGCTTTGCGGCAGAAATCGGGACAAGCTCAACAATTTCCGTCCGCGCAATTCGGTTGCTGCCGTGGTAGATGTGCTGTCCGTGCTGACGGTATGACCACACAAACGCGCCGGAGCAGTCAACGTTCCCCGCCTCCGCTGCACCAGCCGTATACTTCCAGTGCTCGGAAAGCATCCGCTGGAAGTCGCCCAGAATGGCGCATACTGCGATTTTGGGCATGATGACACCTCCTCAAACTTGGTACAAACTTGGTACTAACTTGCAACTAACTTGCTACCAATTGCAACTTAGATTGTTGCCGCGTCTTCCTTATTTTCCGCCGCGTCCAGCGAATCATAGTACGCCTGCGCCAGCTTCTCGATTTCCGCGATGTCATCCTCATTAAACAGCCCGTTATCGACGTGCGTGTACGCCTTGTCGAGCCAAAACGCCACATCACGTCCAGCGGAAATCTCGCGCTTAATCGCGCGCAGCGTCAGGTCGTGCCGTGCCTTACTGTTGATAGCCATAAAGATACCTCCTTAATTTTGCGTCATGGACGCAATCGCATCCTCAAGATTTTTGATTACAATGGTCACGTCTCGCTGATACGTTGCCGTTGCGCCAGCGCCGCCGCTTGTGCTGATGACGGTCGTCGGGGCGTAGGTGGTCAGCGCTTTGTACGCGGCAATTTCAGCAGCGGAAAGGGCGGTTTCGACGGGAGTCGCAAGCGATGTCAAAACATACACCTCTTTCGCGTCGAGGAATGCTTTGAACTCATCAAGTGTTGATGTGCCTTTTTGCGCATATGCAAAGCCGATGAGATTGTTTTGGTTTGCGATAGCGCCGCCGACAACTTCCGAACCTACGGTGGTGGAAAAGTGCGTACAAAGAACATTTGTCGCAGAAGTGCCAGCGAACCACGCAAAGTATCTATCAACCTTTTGTCCAGACATCTGCCAGTTGAGCGAAGACGTCACCTTGATTTTGGTGATGCGCTGCACGCGCACCCCGCGCGCCAAATCCACCTCATCGCACACCCACTGCTGCCCGCTTTCATCCGTGTAGTTCCCGCCGGATGTGACCGGGATGCCCGGCAGCGCATTCGGCGTTTGCAGCGTCAGCGTCTGCGAATTATTCGCGCCGTCCGACACCGTGACCACCACCGTTCCGCCGTCACCCGCGCTGACAATCGGCACGGGCGCAGTCGGGAGCGGCGTGCCGTCCTGCGTGCTTTTGCCGCAGACACGCAGCCCGACAAAAGGCGCGGCGAAAGAATCCGTCGCAGTAATCGACGAGCCGGACACACTGCCAGATAAAACATTCGCGCGCGCGGAAAGCGTGTTGGCGGTATTCGTAACCGCGCGGATAGCATCGCCCGCAGCCTTTGCGTCCGCAGCGCGGTTCTCAAGCGTCAGCGTCTTGTCTGTCACCAGCGCCGTTGGAATCCCGCCATTCGGACCAACGCCATAAAGCGCCTGAATCACACCAATCGTGCTTGCGTCAACCATTCGTGCCACCTCCCAGCTTCACCCACGCGCCCTGCGCGTCCTTCTGCCACATCGCCCCAAATCCGGCGGTGTACGCCAGACTGCCGATGCTTCCGGATTTCCCCGGCTCTGTGCCATTGGAGATGTCGGCGGCGCTATCCAACATCCACTCAACATAGTCCGTGTGGATAGTCTCGCCGTTATTCCTGCGGATTAGATTCCACGCCATTTTGTGCCGCCTCCTTAATTGTGATGATGATACTATCCGATTCCAGCCCGACGTTGCTGCTCGCGTCAACCGCCTGGAATGCAACAATCCGCGTTCCGCTCCCGGTAAATTGAAACTGCTTTGTGAACGTTATCGTTTCCTGCTGCACGTCGTAAATGCTCTCGTTTACTGTGCCGTCCACAATGAATCGGATTGATGCCGCGTTCTTCTGCGTCACCGTGAACGTCACGCTTTCGCCGACGGCGATTGTTGTTTTGTCCGCCTCAACGCTGACGATTCGCGGACGCTGTGCCTCAAGCGCTGATACATCGTCCTTCCACGCTGCGTACAGTTTGCTATAATTTTGCGCGGCGGTGTTTGAGCGATACGCAACCATTTGCAACAGTTCCAGAAGTAACAATTTTTCCTCGTCCGTGATGTACTTCCCCAGAAACTGCTGCGCTGCGGATGTTGCGCTTTCTGCCGCTGCATTCGCGCTTGCCGCTGCGTTTTTGCAGTCTTCCACCTTTGCAAGAACCGTCGTAATGTCGGGGATGACGTTATCCGGGTCGTACACCGTCCCGGTTGCTCCCGCCGCGACGCGACCCTCAAGCCACAAGATAGCCGTCGTGTCCTCGCCGACCGTTGCCGTGACCATCAGGCGGAAACGCCCAACAACAGCATAGCAAGCAGCGGAAAGCGTCACGGATGCCATGCCGTCGCTGACTGCGCCTTGCAAAAGAATCGTCGGGTTGTCGTCTGTGCTTGCGACGCTATCCAGCCTGATAAAGCTGCCAACAATCGTTGCGCCCGAATCCATGCTGTACGGCGCGCCGTCCTTCTCAAACGCGATTTTCAGCGTGTGGGCGTTTGCTTCGCCTTGCACAAGCGCCGCTTTGAGCGGTGTCATCCGCAACCCGGCAGACAAGTTGCAAGTATAATTTAACTCATTCATGCGTCCTCCTTATTCCGTTCCGGCGGAAATAAGTCCACTCTTGCCGCCCAGCGCCTCGATGATGCCGCTGACGCTCTTGCCCTCCGTTGACATGGTGACTTGTACCTTTTGCGGCTCAAGCAGCACGTTGTCCGCGTTAAGTGTCAGGATGCGCTCATCGTAGCAGCGCCCGAATTTAGGCATTGCAACCCGGCAGATGCTCCCCAGCCGGAAATGGTCGTAGGGTAATCCCGTGATGGCGGACAGCTCCACAAGGGAAACGTCAATGGAAATTGGCGGGTTCTTCTTCTTCGCCAATTCCTTCTTTGCGTTCTCCAGCAGCGTCTCCTTGTCCGTGATGCTGTTATCCGAGTATTTGCCGCACACGATGCCCCACTCGTCGATGGTGTCCGCGTCGATGTAGTCCTTGCCATCGTTTACCGTGCCGACAGTGATGCCGTTTTTTCCGTATGCGTACATACGGGTCACAAGGTCGTCGCGGTCGGTGCTGACCGTTGCGCTGGTTAGCGCGCCGTTAAAGCGCGCTTCGCAGGAGACGGTATTTGGCATATTAACGAGGTTGAGCGTCCACGGATGGGTGGAAAAGTCGTACTGCCACATCATTTCTGCGGGAGACAAGTCCTTGACGTTGTTGATTGCTGTCCAGATGTTCGTTCCCGCGTCAAAGTCGTATGTGAGGTGTTGCGATAACTCGCACGTTCCCATCTGCCAGCGTGTTTCCGGCTGGTAGGTGAGAAGCTGTGCCAGCACGTCAACCGCGTCAACGGATGCACTGCCTATTTTTAGCTGCTCCGGAAGAAGCCCGTCCATCAGCGTGGAAATGGCGTGGTCAAGGTTTACTTCCTGCGTCGCGTAATTTCTATAAGTCTGCGTGTCCGAGCGCAATCGGAAGATGCCGACGCTGCCGCCGATGTGGTACAGCTCCACAAACTGCGTTGCGTCCATCCATGTGCCGTCCACAAGCGTCATGCTTGCGGTGGAAATGTCGTCGATTGTTAGCGATAGAGACAGCGAAGAGGGGCGCAAGCGCTTGATTTCTCGCAGATTTTTGTCCAGCAGACGCGGCAAACGCACATTGTTGGTGTATGCCTTGCTTGCGTCCGGGTCGGGGATGATGCCGGAAACATAGTCGATTGTGAGGTAGATGTCGCGGACGTCCGGGGATATGGAACGCGGTTTGGTGTCGGTGTATATCGTTCCCCACGCTTGAAATGATAGCGTGGCGACAAAAGAAGTTGTAAGCGCGCCATCTGGAAGCGTTACCGTCGCAAAACCCGCTTCGTCAACGTGCACATCATTTACGTCTTGTTTCTGCTGATTGCCGAAGAGGTCACGGCGGAAATCCGCGTGTACTCTTGCCGAAGTAATCACCGCGTCAGCAGGGAGAACGACTGGAAACGTAATATTGCGCCTATCGATTGTCGGACCATAGTCGTAATACCATCCGGTTGCTGTTTCGATACATTTCCATTTTGACGTTAAGGTTACTTCCTGCGGTGTGCCATATGCTTTGTAGTTAATATTTCCGCCCCCTCGCCGTAACTGTCAGCGACAGAAGCCCGTCGCCGCTGAACGACACCTTGTTGATTCCAGGCTTTAGCGTGATTTCATCGGCAGATTGTCCGTTTCGGTTGCCAATCGCGGATGTCCCCGCTGCCGTGATTTGCTGGATGCCGTTATCGTCGTGTTTTATGCGAATTTCCTCGCCAGTCTTTACGCTGATATTCGTCAGCGCGATTTTCTCGCTGCCGCAACTGATTGCAACGTTTGTCAGCGGGTCGATTGCCACAAAAACGGCTTCCAGTGGGCAGGGCATTTCCCCGCGGTTGTAAACCGTCAGGATGCCACTTTTGCTTGCTTCAACTGTTTCCATTTTGGAAACAGTTGCTTCTTCCCACCACGGACGCTGATATGCCGTCAGCTTGATTTCCAGCGTATCCGTCCACTTAAGCGCGGAAACACTCGCCGCCTCGATGCTGTCGATGTACAACCGTTGTTCCGGGCGGTATGACGTGCGCAGGTACTGTCCACCGCTGCCCCAGCGCATGATTTTACCGAGGACAAGCTGCCTGTGGATGGTGTTTGCTTCGTGAATTTCCACGGCGATTGTTACCGTGATGGACTGCCGAAGATGCCCGGTGAGGTACATCCCCCCGCCGGGTCGTGCTTCGGTTGTTACGGCTTCTTGTGGCGCGTCCTCCGAGATGTCGATGATGATAATGGACGGGTCGATGTCTTCCAGCGCTTCTTCTCCCATCCACGCGCGGTATCGCGTTACCATTTATCGCGCCACCTCCATCAGATTCCCACGGATGCCCCTGCCTATTATTTTGTTGACGATAGGCGCAACCGCCGTTGCGACGGTTTTGCCGTCCACGCTGAATGTATTATTGATGGTTGTTGGCGGACGCCCAGAAACAGCGTTCGCAATTTCGCCCGGGTTTGTTACTTGCACAAAAAGAACGCCGTCGCTATTGTTAAAAATGTTGGGTGCGCTGTTGTTTCTTAGGCTTTCCTTGTAGTTCTCCATCATTTCTCCAAGCGCATTGAAAATAGACTGCGTTACAAAATCTTCCTGTATCGTTCTACTTTCGATTTCTTTTGCTGCGTCAATGGCGCTTTCGATGGCGGAGAAAAAATTGCCGCCCGTTGTTTTTTCTTGCTGTTCGCTCGAAGGTGCGCCGATGTATGTATTCGGCACAAATTTAGGGTGCGCTGCGTTGGCAATAATCGTGTCCATCATATATAGTGGCGGCATATCTTTTGTTGCTCGATTGTTCCACTGCTCCGCTTCTTCGGCTTCCCGCTGACGCTGGTTTTCCTCCATGCGCTGTTCCAAAATGTCAACGATGTCGTTCATTTCCTGCGTTTTCATTTCGACAAGCCGATTCCACCGCTTCGCGCGGGCTTTGATGTCGTCGGGCATTAGCCCATCCTCAATCATGTCCGCATAGCCGCTTCGCGCTCGTGCCTGTTCGCGGGCGCGGCGTGCTTGCGCTTGCTCTTTGAGCGTCGGGGCGGTTTTCTCGTGCGCAATATCTTCTTCTCGCTGGTCAGCATCGCCGCGAACGAAGAAGTCGGATATCCACGGCTTATCTTTCAGTTCGTAATCGATTTGCTTGAACCCCAACTGTTCGAGAAGCGCATTGATGCCCGGAATTTTCTCTTCGAGCGTCTTGCGTATGTCGTCGATGCCAGCCAAAAACGCGCTGTCATTTTCCGCCATGTACGCAGTGATTGCGTCCTTTTGGTCAAACGCTTCGAGCGCCTTCTCCATGGTTGAAAGCATTGACTGATAGGTTTCATCATTCGCAAGAGTAATTTCTGTTGCGAATGCCGCGCTATCATTTTCGGCTGCTCTTACTCGTGCATATTTCGCATTTAGCGCAGCAATCGCATCTGGATTATTTCGCGCCATGTCGAGATAGCGAGCCAGCGTAGCCTCATTCTCTGTTGAATAGGTTAAAAGCCCTTCAATGATGCCAGTGTCCAGCCCTGCGTCTCTTGCTTCGCGAAGCTGGGCGTTATACTCTTCAAGGACGTTTGCATTCTGTTCCCACCAACCCATAACGTTTTCTTCGCTATAAGTTGTGTTCAGCAATTCTTGCATTTCATCCCGCGTGTGCTTTACCATGAAGCCAAATCCAGACGCAACGCCCTTGTAAGATTTCTGCATCTTCTTCAGCGCATCTTCCTGGTAGGTGTAAACGTCTTTCACCGTGCTTTTAAGGTCTTCGAGCGCTTTCTTCTCGTCCTCAATGGCTTCGTTGAATTTTACCTGTTCTTCGGCTTCCGGGTGTGCACGTTTGTACGCTTCCCATTCCGATGTTGCCCTTGCAAGCGCGGTCTGATTCTCGTTCAGTTTATCGTTAGTTTCTTCGATTTGCCTGTTAACCTCTTCCAATTCTCCGGTGGCGGCGCTGCTATCGAATGTTTGCAAGCTCATTGCTTCTGTGAGCTTGCTCCACGCCGCAGCTTGCATGTCTCCGAAATCGAAGAGATTTATGGAAGAATCTCCAACCCCGCGAATCGCCCTGTCGACTTCATCATATTGCGATGCAAAAAATTCGTCAAATGTATTGGCAAACGTATAGTTGGCATTTGTTCCAGCCATTGTGCGGACAAAGGACTGATAGGCATTTTCTACCACATCATGATATGCGGCTTTTACTTCTTCAGCATTAGACCCCACAATTAGCGAGTTTAGATAATCTCTGCGTGCGTATAGGGATTCGAGCTGTTTTTCCGTTTCATCAACTGCTGCTTGTGCATCGGTAACGGCGGTATCATGTGCACCATACAGCGACACGCCATTCACGGTATCCACATACTGTTTAATTCTTTCCGTGTTGCCCATAATGGCGTCAGAGGTTAAATCAACGTATCGCGAAAGTCCCGGCATAACGTTTTTAAGGTTTTCGAGGGCTTCCTGCCACGCTTTCGTTGCCTTTACAGCTTTGCCGCTCTCCTGCTCCATGTTGCGCATGGAATTAACGATTGTGAGCGACTGCGCATAGGTCACCTTTGCGTCGTATATTGATTCGTCCCGCTCTTGCATGATTTTTTCGGCTGTGGTGTACTGGTATGATTTATCCGATAGCACATTATTGAGCAGCGAAATCGCGGGCGTTACAACGCCCAGCAGCCCCTTGCCAAACTCCGTCTTGACGCGGTCGAGGTTGGTTTGCAGCTTGCGCATCTCATTCGAGAAGCTGTCCCCGGTTCGCGCAAAGTCACCCTGAGCGTCCTTCGTGGCTTCCAGCAGATACTGATAGCGCAACGTCGCCTGTTCCGCCTGCGTCATCTTATCAAACGCCTTATTCATGCCCTTTTCGAGGGCAAAGGCGTTCAGGTTTGCGACAGACATATTGATGCCAAGCGCCTTCAAGGGCTCGTTTTCCCCGGAGATGCCGGAGCGGATTTTCTCAAATGCCGTGTCGTGGTCGAGGTTGTAGAACGACGCCATATCCGCCGCCAGCCCCGCCATATCCATTGACATTTGGAGAACTTGGTCATCCGCGATGCCCATCGACTTGAGCATAGCGCCCAGCGTGGACGAATACTGTTTCGCCTTGGTTTCCGTGATGCCGTAGGCGTTCAGCGCCTCCTGCGCCCACTTGTTGATGGTGGACGCGGAATCTTCAAACGTCACATCAACAACGTTCTGCGTCTCCACAAGGTCGGACGCAAGCCCGATTGATTCGTCAATCGAACCCGTGATGCCGTCGATAACGGTATTGACGCCATTCACAAACATATTTCCGAGGAACTGTCCGCTTGCAATTTCGCCGACGATGCCGATGCGTTTTAGAAGCCCAGTGATGCTGTTTTTGGAATCGTCCCCCGAATCCTCTGCGGCTTGCTGCAAGGACTGGATTTGCTGCTGCAAACGCTTGATTTCTTCCGTCGCCTGCGTGGACTGCTGCTGCGCTTGCTGCAATTCCGTCCGAAAACGTCCGCCGTCAAACGTCGGATGAATAGCAAGGCTGTTAAGTTCCTGCTGAAACTGCTCCATTTCCTGCCGGATTTTATTCAGTTCCTGTGTGTATCCGCTTGTATCAATCTTAAAACTTGCGTACAACTCAAATGCTTCCGCCATCTTCTGCACCTCCCTTCGCCATTAGTCCGTTTATAATGTCGTCGCAGATTTCCTCTGCTGTTTTTTGCTTTGTTTCGTGCTTCTCTTCGCCGAAAACGTCGCTGTATGACGGGATTTCCAGATTCGCGCCGCCGAACGACGAAATAGCGAGCACCGTCATCCATGCCATATTAGCCATGTAGCAACGTTTTGCTTCCTCCTGCGTTTCGTGCGCCAGAAGCACCCCCAGCGCGTGAACGTTTTGCGGGCGGTACTTGTACAGCACAGGGATTACATGATGCACCCCAGACGAAGCGCAAAGGTAAAAAAAGCAAACAGCGAATCGAGCGTGTCCTTGTCCATCATGGCGGCGGTTTCCGTGAAGTCCATTTCTGCGACTTCCTCCGCCGTCTTGCCGTGCATCGCGCCGAGAATCCCCATCGTTTCCTTCGGATGCTTGGCGTACAAAATCGGCAGCATCTTCATCAGGATGTCGCGCCCGACAACGTCGCCCTTGCTCTTTTCTTCAACAAAGGCTTTCATTTCCTTGCTGTTTACCAGCTTATCGATGTACGGAATGGCGTTCGCCATCTGCTCAAATGCGGTTGCGGTATTCATGCGTTTTCCTCCTCAAAATTCACGAAAGTGCGGCAGGGCGCGAACCCTGCCGCGTGTTATTAAGCGGCGGGGTCGAAGAAAATAACCTCGCAAGGGGCATATCCGTCGGTTTCCAGCCCGTCCTGATGCGCGGTAAACTCCACCGGAATAGTGCCCTCGCCCTTGTCCGTCCACGTCAGCGTTGCGCCCGCCGTGTTCAGCGCGTTTTTGATGGCAATCAGCACATAGCCCTTCGAGGTGTCGCCCACCCAGACAAGGCTATCAATATAATCAGCATCCTTAATGTCGGTGCGAATCTTGATTGTGTGCTTCTTCTCCGTGTCCGTTACGTCGGCAGTGCCGAAAGAACGCTTAAGGTTGGTGGCGTTGATTTCCAGCAGGGTAGTCGTCAGCTTGATAGTCCAGCCATCATTGACGCTGCTGCCTTTCCATTCCTCGCGCTTGCCGTCCGCCTCGATGCTGCGGGTGTTGGGCGTGCAGACGAACGTGCCGCCGCCGCGCGTTGCGCCAATCAGCGCAGAGCCGCTTGTCTTTTCGCGCTCCGTTTTCAGCAGCGCGCCCAGCGTCGCCGCGTCCGTGGCGGTGGAATAGTCAAAATTGGCGAGAAACATCCCGGCATTGAGTTGCAAATTCTCAAATGTACTTGCCCGAAGACCAGTCGTCATTTTTTACCTCCTGTTAGGTGTAGTAAGTCACGATTTCGTAGTAAATCCGCCCGTAACAGACGCTTTTGAGCGTCGTGTCCACTTCAAGGCGGAAAAAGTTGCTATTGTTGCGGTACAGCGTGATAAAACCATCGTCGCAATAGATTGCTGTCCCCTCCGGCGGAATAGCGCGGCGAACCTCGTCGAGGATTGCGGCGCGCTGCAAGTTGACGTTGCTGCCGTTTTCCGCCTGACAGCACAGCGTGCAAATCATTGTAGATTTTCCGAATGTGTCTCCCTCTTGCACCTGAAACGCAAAATAGGGAAAAGACGCTTCCTCCGGCACTGCATCCTCAACATACGCGGGAATTGGCTTGCCCTCGTAGGTGAAGCTGCTCCAAAACTTGTATAGTTTCCGCTGCAAGTCAATCACGCAGTCACCACCTCCGCGTCAGCCTCCCGGAAGTGCATATCGCTCTGCTCCGGCGTTGTCATGTCCCGCGCGTCGGACGTGATGCGGAAGACCTTGCCGTCCTTGATGCGCTTCACGCGGTCGTTTGGCAGCAGTTCCAGCATATCGGAAAACACGATGGTGAAAAGTTCGCGGATGCCGTTCTGGTATGCAATCCGGGCTTCCGTGCTGCTGTTGCGGATGAATCCGGCGCGGAACGGCGCGCCATCTGCCCATGTGACAACGATGCCGCCCATGTCGTCAGATTCCGTGCGCTTGTCGACGATGCAAGCGTCATCCAGAAAATCAGTCCACGCCATCAGCCCACCTCCGTGTACATATGGCGATACGGTCGCAGCTTGTCCGCGAATGCCGCTTGCCACGTCACAACGCCATTGCTGCCAGTCGCCCGCGAATAGCTGTAATGACCGAACGATTCCGACGTATAAGCCCCCGTCGGGTTTTTCTTCTCGTACTCCGCGCATTCTTTTACAATCTCGATAAACGGGCGCGGCGGGTAAAGAAACCACAACGTGCCGTCGAAAGTTTCCTCCCCGTCCGCGTCCTCCATTGCGCCAGAAACAAGGCTGTGAACGCCGTCGTTCCGCGCGCTGCCGCTGATGTACACATACGGTGAACCTACATCAGGGACGATTTTACCGCCCGCGATGCGAATCTCTCCTGCGTACTTGCAGCGCTCGAAAAAGTTGTTACACTCGCGCATTGCCATTTCCAGCGTCACAGCCATGTTTCCACCTCCATTAGGTCGCTGCCGTCACCGTCGCGCTGCCGGAGCGAATCACGCGGTAGTCGCTGGTGCATTCCGCAACCGTCACCTTCTGCCCGGTCGCAATCGCAAGGTCAGACGTGCCGTCCCAGTTGCTCCAAGTGCGTACATTCTGCCCATAGGTCGCAGTCGGCGCGGTCGTACCAGCCTTCACCTTGTACAGGTTGGAGCTTGATTCCTTCGCGGGGCTGACAGTCAGCGTCGTGTTGCCCTTGCCCGTGCCAGCGGCAGAGGAAACCGTCAACTGTCCCGTCGCCGCGTCCGTGATGGTTGCAATCCAGATGCTCTGCGGGTTGAAGATAACCGGCATAAACAAGCCGGATGCCCGCGTCCACAGCACAACGGGGTCGTTCTCCACCCACTGCGACACCATCACATAGCGGTGCTGACCGGACTGGTTGACGTTGAGCCCCGTATTGGCGGTGTTGACCGTTTCCTCCGGGGTCTGTCCCCACAAGCCCGCGCCGATGCGCGTCATAGCGTTGCCAGTGCCGAGGAACGTCATCTTGTCCTGCGGGAAATAGCGCTTCGTGGTGCGAATCGGTCGCCCGTCCGCGCCGATGCCGCCGTCAATGTTGTACTGCAAATCGTTAGTAATCACGCGGTTGATGCCGTACTCCGTGGAGAAGAACGTATTCATCGCGGCATTACTCACATACGCGCCCTCACTCAACGTGCCGTTGATGCGCTTCTGGACTGCGCGGTTTGCGCGAATCTTATTGATAACCTTGCGGCTCGTTACAATGGTGTCCAGCGTCGTGCCATCGTCCAGCGCGGTGTCCACCACGAACTGAATCTGCGCAGGAATGTCCGCGTCCTCGCTGAAATCGAAGGTAAATTCCGTCTGTTCCGGCTTCACGCCGTAGTCGATGGTCAGGTCGAGGTCGTTTTCTTTGATGGTCATCTTGCCGGTTGCCAGAACCTCGTTCTTCGCAACCTTGGTTCGCGTAACAACTCGGTCGGCAAGCGTGATGCCGTCTCGGATAACGTAGTCATACATAGCGTCATTCTGCACGCCGGAACGCAGCAGCGCACGCATACGCTCGGACTGGTTAATCTTTACCTTAATCAGTCCCTTTTCGATGCTGTGCGTATCGACGGGAATGCGGGTGGCGATGTTCGTCCGGCTGTCGAAGCTGTGGAAGTCCGCCATCACGGGAAGCTGGTACTGGTTGGCAATCTCCTGCCACTTTGCAACCAGATTGTCGCTGTACTGGTCGGGGAACAGCGCATCAACCGGGTCGTTCGGGCGGCTGACGTTAAAGCCAACGTCCAGCCACTCCTCCTTGGGAATCAGACCGAAAATATTGTTTTCAAAAGACGGAATCTGCATAGTATTCTCCTTTCGTCAGTACGGGCGAACCGTCGCGGCTTCGGCGGCGATGAAGTAGAAGCCCTTTGCCGTCAGCGCGCTCTTGGCGGTGCTGTTGATTGCGACGGGGAGACGGCTCTCGTAAACCGTGCCGCGCGTCACGACGCTGCCGGGCATATCGCCGCTTGTAACGTCCACGTCCTCGTACACGATGCCGACGGCAGTGCCGTCATTCGCGGGGTAAACAGTCCCCATCTTGACGTACTTCGCGCCGTTTTCGGCGGTTGTAGCGTCCGACTGCTTAATCTGCTTGGTTTCGCGGATTGCGTCTTCCGCGTTTTCAAGAAAATAACCGGGCTGGTAAACAGTCCCGGTTGCCTTGCTGGTAAAACTCATTTGTTTGCTCCTTCCGGCGCAACTGCGCCATACATATCTTGCGCGTACTTCGCCGCCAGTGCTGCGGCGCGTCCGCTGCCGTGCGTGGCATTGCCGCCGCTCGGCGGGGTTGTGGTAGGTGTACCCTGCTGCTGCTGCGTGGAGAAAAGGTCGCCATACTCGCCCTTGAGCGCGTCAATCAGCTTGTCGCCGTCCTTGATTGCGCCCTTGTCGTCGAGTTCGATTCCGTCCAGTCCGCGCTTTGCCATCACAAGGTCTGCAAGTTTCTCTTGCATCCCTTTGCTGGTCAGCAGCTTTCTTGCGGCGGTTGTCAGCGTCGCGGTTTTCTTTTCCGTTTCCACTTGCTGCTTGTAGGCGTCGAACGCCTCCTGAATCTTCTGCGCGTCGCCGCCGCTCTTCTGCGCGTCGGCAAGCTGCTGCTTGAGCGTGTCGCGCTCCGTGGTCAGCGCTGCAATCTGCTTCGCCTGTTCCGCGTACTTGTCGCGCTCCGCCTTGATGTCGTTGATTGCGTCGCTGTGGGCTTCCACAATCGCGTCAATCGCTTCATCAGGCACATTCAGGGCTTTCAGGTTTTTCCGGGTGAGGATATTCATGATTCAATCTCCTTTGCTTCGGGGCGCGGTGCTTTGCGCCTTTGATTGTTTGCGGGTAGGCGGTGCTTTGCCTTGCTCCGCGTATATGCAAACAGCGCACGGCGGTGCTTTGCCATGCGCTGATGTTGCTGTTATTAGTCCATGTTTTGTTTGATTACATCCGCCATGATGTCCACAAGGCGTTCCGCGTTTGCGGAATCTGCGAACGTGTCCGTCATGAACGGTCTGCCTGGTGTGTACCCTCCCGGCATGACGCGAAACTCGCCTTTGTCGCCCAGCTTGGGAAAGAAAACGGCGTGTCCCGCGTGCCCATCGTGTACATAATGCGCGTACTCGACGTTTGTGCCGATGGTTACTTCGTTGTTGTCGGGGTCGATGTCGGCGGTGATGCTTCTCGCCAGATTGCCAGTGTCGTAGACCTTATGCTCATAGCCTGTCACCATCTTCTCGCGTACCATGCCGACAGCTTCTTGCCCAACAACCAAAAGCCCGATTTCCATCGCAAGTTCCAGCTTCTGATTGATTTCCGGCGTGTGGTCTACAAACCCGCTCATTTCTTTTCCTTCTTTCGGATGTTGCCGTCTTCGTCCACATACTCGGTGGATAGGATGACTTTCGGCATAATCATGCAGTGGCAATTGATTGTTTCCGCTGCGCTGCCGTTCGGGTCGCCAGGAAAGCGGATATTGCTGTTCGGAAAGCATTCGCCTTGCTTCGCCATCTTTCCATGTCGCGCCATATGCGCTTCACGGCTATTCTGGAAGCGGCAGAACCACTTGTTGTAGACCGTTACGCCTTGGTCTGCTGCTTCCTGCGATGCGGCATAACTCGCTTGGCTCTGTGAGCGCGTCCGTTCCGTCTGCGCTACTCTCCGCGCTTGCCACTCGCTCTGTCCTGTGATGTCGCTGATGCGGTTCATCAGTTTCTTCCTGTCCTCGCCCAGCGTGGATGACAGCGCCAGCGCGTTTTGCAGCTTGTGGCGAATTTCGGTGTTCTGCCCCAGATTCTTGTACGCCAGCTTCGTGAATGCTGTTTCGTTCGCGGCGAAAATCGCTTTGATTTCGCGTTTGTTGGGCTGCGCGAACGACACCTTTACACCCGCGCGGTCTGCTTGCGCCTCGATGACGGTTTGCGCTTCGCCTAAGCTATCGGCGTACACGTCGCCCATCGTGTTCCGGATGTCGTCGGTTGCCCGTTTCCCTGCCTTGCAGATTTCCTCCATGATGACTTCTTCCACGCGATATTGGCGGATGAGTTCGCGGACAAAACCCGCTTTCCACCGCTCTACCTTTTCCGGCGTGTCGTAGTACGCGGGCGGCTTTATCTTGCCTTCGTCCACTTGTTGCTTTTTCCGCAAGAAGTCTTTCAGGCGCTCCGTGGCGGTGTCAAGTGCCTCTTGGTACATCGACTTTATGCGCATTTGTAGCGCGGCTTCGCGCAAGTCGTTGCGCTCCACATCCGTCACGGCTTGCCCGCCTCCCCAGCATCAAAAAATGCAATCAGGATGCGCAAGACAAGCCGAACCGCTACAATCCACCAGCCGATGCACAAGAGCCAGTCCGGAACGATGACGTTATTCGCCGCCAGAACTTGAAGAATCACCATCAGATACAGCATCTTCTTCCTCCTCGCCTGTCTTCTGCATTGCCTGTTGCGCCATCCGCATACCAAAAAGCGATTCTTCCTCCCCGCGCTTCATGATGTCGTCGATTTCCTCCGGCAGAATCATCGGATTGAGTTTCAGGCGCGTTTCCTTGTCCAAATCCCCCTGCGCTGTGTAGATGTTCTGGATGATTTCACTTTCGTTGGCAATCGTCTGCCGCTTAAAGCGGATTGTTTCGGTTTCGATGCCCAGAATCCGAAGCAGTTTCTGCACGAAATCAAAGCACTGCCATTCGTAGGCGTTCGCCTTCAAGTCCAGATTCGCCATGCTTGCCCGAATTGCAACGTTCGTTAGGCTGCCGCCCGTTAGTTCCGACACATCCAGCGCCATATAATCGCGGTATAGCTGCCGTTCCAGCAGTTCCAGCGCGGTTTGACGCGCGGCATACGGCACTTCAAACGTCTCCGGCGTTACTGTGCTGGATGACGTGCCGTCCGAAATGTTTGCAATGGCTTTCAGGCGGTGAATCTGTTCCAGCATCAGCGCAACCTCGTCGAAATTTCCACCGAAGTTGTTCAGCACCCAGTAAACATCATTCGCCTTTTCCAGATTGTTTCCGAAGTCGGAAAGAACGATGTCGTACAGGTCGATTTTGGAACGAATCGCAAGAGTCAGCTCCGTCTGCTTCTTGTCATTGGCGTACAGCGGCACAATCGGCAGTGCGCTGTAATTCTCCTCGGACACAAGGCGCTCGCCCGTGATGTCCCTCGCGTATGTGCGCTTGTAGGCGCGTTTCTCCTGCGCCACCTCCAAATCAGAGGCATTTTCGCGCGTTTTGTAAACCGTCACGCCGTCCGGCTCGAATACACGCGCCATCAGCGGCTTGTCGTCGCCAATCTGCCAGAACTGCACCCCAACCATCGGTTCGCCCGTCAGCTCGTCCAGCAGCGCCACGAACCCGCTATTTTTATCCGTGTACGCACGCAGAATCTCAACATGGTCGAGGTTCCAGTACCCCCAGCAAACGCCATGCACCAGCGCATACAGTCCGATTTTCGCAAGTGTCGTGTCGAACCCGATGCCCAGCTTGCCCTTCATCGCGTCGTTTTCCAGCTCCACGCCGTTGCCAAGCAGATAATTAGCCTGCTGCATGGTGAAGCGGCGGAAAAAGTCGCTGTAAATGCGCTGTCCGGGGACTGCTTCCGTCGCCGTTCCCTTCTTCTTGACTGTTTTCCCGTCGGCGGTTTTTTGCTCCGATTCTGATGTGGTGGCTCGCAGCACGACTTTCGCGGAAACGGTGTCGTTCCGCGCCTCGTAGTATCGTTGCGCGATTCCCGCCTTGTTAAAGTCCTCGCTGTGCTTGTATGCACCAATAACCGCCAGCGTCGCCTTTGCCTTGTCCGGCTCGTTCTGCCAGTCCTGCCATGTGATTTTTGTAAACACCTGTATCACCCCCCAACATACAAACTCGCGCCGCTCCTGTCGAGAATTCGGCAGCAGCACGCGGCACTGTCCGGCGCGTCGTCGTGCTCCGCGTCCTCGGTGTAATCCATAATCTGCGCGATATAGTCCCTGTCTGTGCCTTCCAAAAACACGATATTCCCCCACCACTTTTTGAGGTATGTGCTGATTTTCAGGTACTTGTTCATCTTCTCCGGGTATGCGCGTACTGCCATGTTTCGGCGGCGCAATTCCCGCGCCAAATAACCCTTGTCGCCGTTTGTCTCGCAGTAAATCGGGGCGCACATTAGGCGCTCCGTCTCCGATTGCAGTGCATCCATCAGCGTATCAACGTGCTTGCGCCACAAGCGTCCGTACAAATACAGCGTGTCGCCGTCCCTCTTGGCGCACGTCAGCGCAGTGTAGTCCTCGCCGCCGTATGCAGCATCAACGTGCGCGATGCCGTCCCGCAGCTTTTCCGCTTCCGGCGTAAACGTCGGCGGCGTGTCGAACAGCGCATTTTCGGCGGCGATGTGACGCAACTCATAGTTCGCAGCAAACAGAGACGGTGACATGGACTTTCGCAGCTCTTCCAGTTTCTCCGGCGCAATCAACCCGGTGGAGTAGCAATCGAAACGCTTTATGTTCGGCATCAAAGAAATAGCGTCCTCTTTATGCCAAGGTGTTCCTGTGTTAATAATGCGTCCGCCTCTGTTCCTAATGTTTTGCAGTTCCATATAGACGGTTTTTGTCTTTTCTCGCTCTGCATGGCTGCTTCTATCGGATGTGTTTACAATATCGTCCGTAAAAATCAAATCCGCATGTTTACCTGTTATACTGCCTCCTATGCCGATTCCTAATAGCTGGTCTCCGCCTCTCGGACTAACAAAGTGATTTGTCGTTATTGATGTTGCATTTGCCCGAAGCACCCGGATTGGGTTTCCTGTCGCTGCAAGAACGATTTGCTGAAAACTTTTGTTTTCTATGATGCCTCTCGTTTGGCGAATGACCTCTACTACATCCGCTTCGCCTTTGCGAAAGAATATCGTATTCTTATTCGCAAAAACAGCCATTCCAATCGCAAGCGCACCAGAAACAGCAACCGTTTTGAAACTACCGCGATGCCCCAGAATTGTCATATCGCTGTCTCCAAGAAGCATTTCCTTCATCCACTCGCCATGCAAATCATCACGCATCAGCGTAAAGCCACACGCGCGAAGCAGTGCTGCCGGATGGCAAATCATAAAATCAAGAGCCTGTTTTCGCGTCAGATTCTCCATGTGCAGCATACCCCTCGCGACGCTTAATTACGGCAATTTCACGCTGTAAAGCGTCTGTAAACTCTGACGTTGTTACGTTAGCATCTATCTTTTCAGACGGCATCTGCTCTGTTAGTTTTAGGTACAGTTCCATCCAGCGCGCGTCTTTTAGCGCGTTGTTGAAAATTGAGTATGCCGCTGCCTCATTTCGCGTTGCTTTGTTTCCTCGGCTGTCTGCTATTTCTTCATTGGACATTTCTCTCAAAATATCTCCAACGGCTCGCAGTACCTGTGCTGGTGGCGTTTTGTTTTTTGCGTGCCCGCCCTTTCTTGCAAGTTCTTTTGTTCTCGGGTCTCCTGCCTTAAACGGCATAAACACTCCTCCATCCGATATTTTTGTTGCAAAACTCTGAAAAGTGTGGTATAATTGTATTGTAAAAAAAGGGGGGTAATGAATGAAGGCTTTGAGTGTATCATCTTTTTATGCAATGCAGATAATGCTTGGGAATAAAACGATTGAGTGGCGTACATGGTGCACAGCACATCGCGGAGAATTGCTTATCTGCTCAAATAGAGAGCGCACACCCGGTACAATTCCAAGCCACGCGCTTTGTGTTGTGCGCATCACTGATGTTCAGCCTTTTGTCGAGACGAAAGCGAATCTTGACGCTGCTTGTTTGCAGCGAGGCGACGTAGAAGGGGGATATGCTTGGAAACTTGAATTTGTCTCTATCGTCAAGCCCTTTCAGGTTCGCGGGAAACCGGGGCTCTTTGATGTTCCCGACAATGATATTATAAAAATAGACGAAGAAACGATGACAGGAGAAGAGACATCTGCCTTTATAGCACAATACATCAATCCTCTTTTAGTCGTTTAACCTGCTCCGGTGTAATGTACTGTTCGGAGATTGGCACGTTGATACTCCGATAAAACAATTCACGTTCCTCCGGACTTGCAAACACAATTACACTAAAAAAATCAATGCGCCCTTTCTCTTTGAGCGAATCGTTCATTTGGGTTCGGGCGTTTTTTATGTCTTTTAATGAGCGCTTCACATTTTCCGATTCTTCTGTATTAAAAAGCTCCGTAAACCTGTCGTCTCCATCAAAAAGGAACTCAGCGTCAGTTTGCGAGAAGCCCATATCATCAGCGGAAAGAGAAAATTCACAAGCCACATTCGATAGCTTGTCCAAGTCCCAGCTGCCTTGCAAACTCGGATTGTTAAGCTGTACATTCAGTTCGACTTCTTCCCGCTCCGGAACGTCCACCACGTTTACGGTGAGTTCGTAATCCTTGTTTCCCTCCAACGCATCCAGCTGTTCAAGCCTTTGATGACCACCAACAAGATTCCCCGTCCGCTTATTCCACGTTAGGGCAGAAACAAGTCCATGCTTTCTTATTGCTTCTTTTAATCTTTTTTTGGTTTCCTTATTCATTATTCGCGGATTGTATGGCGCATTTTTGATTTGCGAACGAGAAATTGTCTCTGAATCAAACGCCTGAAACTTGCTTCGCACGTCGCTGCTCCTCCCGAAATGCCGCTGCCTCAGCAAGCGGATAAAGTTTAAGCAATTTCCTGTAATCATCTGGGAAAAATTCTTTTACCATAGATACGTCCTCATCAGACAGTGACCGAAAAGAATGATGTATCTTCTCGTATTCTCGCGGTAATACAAGATTTTTCACCCGCATATAATTCATGACGTTTTCTTTTGTCCAGTAAATTAAAGGGAAAAACCTCCCGCGCTTTTCGTCTATACTTCCTGATTTCTTTAACATAGCCCGGCGCACGATTGAATCCGCGATGCGTTCACCGCAAGCAATCCAATATATTCCTGTTTTTTGTCTCAAATAATTGTATTCATCTGTTACACTTATTATAGGCACGTTCAAGTCTTCTTCCCTGTATGTCCCATACCTAAAGAAGTTACTTGTTTCAAAATGTGGGATTCGGATGCAATTCACTCCGTATTTTCGTTCATATTTTCGGATAACAGCTTCTTGAAACTCCATCCCCGGCACATAGGACATGAAGAAAGGCTGCACCCGTTCAAAATGTCGGAAACACAAGTCAAGGGTTACAATGGAATCCTTGCCGCAAGAGAATCCGACAAGAACCTCCCTTGTAACCTTTGCCTGTGTTTTAATGGGGTCAAAAAGTTCTGACGACATTAGCCGCCGGTTCCGCCGTTTGACTTCCGCCGGAAAGTGTTGTACGCAGCACGCTTTCTCTGTTTCCGGTTGTACTTTTTGTTCATGCCAGTGGCGGCTGCGATTCTGCGCTGAATTTCGGTTTGTGCCATTTTTCTTTGCTCCTTTCTACTTGTTTGTTTTATTCAGAAACTCTTTCGAGTGTTCTGCCATCTTCAAACCCGGTCTCGCTCATGTCGATGTCAACGATTTCATCCACCATTGAACAAGAGCTGCAATGCCGTTCCATTCAATCACTGGTTTGCTCTCCTACTCCTAATTTTTTTATGATTTCCTTTTCGCGCTCTGATAGCTCAATGTGATACGCTGCTCTTTCTGCCGCTGCTCTTTCTGCCGCTGCTCTTTCCGCTGCTCTTTCTGCCGCTGCTCTTTCCGCTGCTGCTCTTTCCGACAGCAGGAAGCAAGCCCCAAAAACGCCTTTCTTCGCGTTGTCGAGCGTTCTTGCAAAAAAAACTTCCTTCTCGTCGAGCGTGAAGTATTGTCCTTTCGCGGAAAGCTGGTTGAGTTGCGCGGCGGTTGCGACTTGCGGCGGGAATTTCAGCTTGCCGAGCTGCTTTTTCTGCTCTTTGACGTTTTCTGCGTCTGCTGCCTTTATTTGGCGGTATAAGTCCGGCGCAGTCTCGACCAAATACCCCCCCAAGTTTGTTACGAATCCCGTATTGACTTTTGCGCCGTTTTGGTATGTCATACTGTACCCGACACAGACGCAATGTAATCCGTTGTACGGTTTGAAGCAAGAAGTTCCGGGTGCAAACAAGAAAAAGCGGATGCCACGCGCAAGGTAGAATTTTTCGATTTTGGAGAGGATGGAGAATGGCGGGTTGTCGATGACGATGCTGTTTTCTGGATATTCTGCGTGTTCGTAATCGCCGCCCGGATAAAATGGACGAATTACCTTCGTGCTTTTGTCAAGGTTGTAATGCTCGAACACCCACTCTTTTACCGTCTCGTAAATGTTCGGCGGCGTATAGCAATCGTCCGTTGTCAGTTTTGGTTTGAACTTATCAACAAACGCCTTGTACTCCTCCGATGCTTCTGCAAGCGTCAATTGCTCCATTTTCCCCTCCTCTTCTTCCGTCGCGTCCCCACCAACGCAACAAAGCGCATCGCGCATAAATCCCGCCGCTGAAGAGGCAAGAGCAGCACTTCCATAGTCGCCTCTTCCAACAAAAAAGACGCTTGCATCACTGCTTGCGTCTTTCTTGCTGCTTTTACATTTTACATTATAGCACGGAAATTACTCTCATAACTCTCATTTTTTTATTTCTATATGTTTTCGTTTCTTTGCCATTGACAGCAATGCCGCCCATTTCGCGTTCTAACGGCTTGCTTGTTTTTGCTCATAATTATGCCGCCTGATTGCTCCTGCGGCTCTCAGGCGGCATTCTGTTGCGATTAGGCGGGCTTGATTGCTTCCACGTGCTGCTTGGTGAACAAGTATGCGGTCGTCAGGAAGAACCCGCTATTCTCTTCCTTTGCGTCAACGTTCTTTTCGTCCTTTTTCTGCTTGCGCGTTTTGGGCTTCCAGATGCTCACGGTCAGCGCGGCGTGTTCGCCCTTTTTGACAATATAACCGTGGTTCTTCCACTCGGCGAAGGTGTGAATCGGGAGGCGCAACCCGTTCATGATGTAGGCGGCGGCTTCCTCTTCGGAGAAGATGCCCGCGCTGATGGCGGACTTGACGATGATTTCTTCGTTCGACATTGTGCTTGCTCCTCCTTCCTGTTCACGCCAGCGTTGCAACGACTTCGGGTGCAGCTGGCGTATCTTCTTCGCCTTTCTCCCAGCGAACGATGCTGCGTTCGTAGTCGCCATCCATCGTTTCGTCCCCGTACTGCAACTCGTAGCAGTATTTCTTCGTTTCGTAGTACCAGTTGATAGCCAGCTTCTGTGCCATCTTCTCGGTGATGCGGATGCCCTTCTTGATGCTCGCGAACTTCATAATTCTTACCTCTTTCTGTCGGGGGCTTTATTTTTGTACCGCCCTCCTGACACTATTATTATAACATATACTGTCGTATATGTCAAGGGGTAAATCACATTTTTCGAGATTTTTTTGCAAACTTTTTTGAGCAAAAGAAAAAGGCGCACCCCAGCGGATGCGCCCCATGCTATTATTGTTTTTTGTTGGAAATTATTACACGCCCGACATAGGCGTTTACGGAATCAACGATTAGCTGCGCCACCGAGAGCCCGCGGCGCTTTGCTTCTTCTTCCAGCGCCTCTTTGCTCCCAGCGCGAACGTCGAAGCGCACCGTCTTAATTCCTTCTTTTTCGCGATACTTCTTCATCGCGCGGACTGACACGTCGCCTTGGTAGTACTCTTTCCTCATTGCCACAACCCCTTTCGGGGATATTGTAGCATAGGATGATTGATTTTGCAAGCTATCACTTCTCACGTTTCACCTCTGCGATGAACCCGATTTCGTTGCCCTCCCTTTCTGCGATTGTTACAAGTTTCCCATCCAGCTTTGCAAGACGGCTGTACACACAGCCGCCTTTTTCGAGCTTCTCGCCATTCTTTAACTTCCCGTATTCTTCCTTCGTCAGCGTCACGTTCATCTTACCCTCCTATCCGTGAATTCCTCAACTTTCTTGGGCATTTGCCAAATGATTTGCGGAGACTTAAACCAACCGTCATGGTAAAACAAAGTGCCGTTATAGTAGCGCAGGGAATAGCCCGGACGGAATGTCCACGCGTTCAGAAGGAATGCGACTTCATCATGGTACTCCGCAGGAATCCTATCGAGCATTGATAATGTATCCACGGCAATATCACACTGGAAAAGACACTCCTTTTCCTTGATACGGCACGCAATCATGTACCGCGCTTCAACAAGCGCCTCTTCACGCGTCTTGAACACCTTCCGCTCGCAAACAGAGGAGCCGCCAATCCCCATGTTCCACTGCGGAACAGAACGCACAAGCCGATAAGAAGTCTTGTTTACTTCAACATCAACTCTCACCTCTGCGTCATGCTTCTGAATGAGCCAACCACGCTTCATGCACGCCATCAGGGTTTCTGATTCAGAAGCGTTCTGTTCGTGCTGTACTTTCACAAACGTATTGAACGCATCGTACTCTTCTTGACAAAACTGCTTGCGTTTTCCGTACAACTTATCGTAGTCACGATAGGATTCAACAACCCCTTTGGGAATCTTTTTCCACGATTCGTCCGAATGAAACGCACACGCTCGAACGCCATCGTAAAGGGTAAAGTCCCACAAAGTGTACTTTTCGCCTCGCCAATTGCCGTGCTCATCTTGATATGTAAACAGAGCGAAATGTGCAAGTGGCGTGAATGTCTGATTGACACGAGCATCTTCCATCTCATAGATAGCAGCCGGGTAAAAACCAAAGAAAGCATCCATCAAGCAAGACCTCCTTTGCGAATGAAATACAGGCAGATAAATCCATCCTAACCAGTGCTTTCATCCGCCAAATATCTGGTTTGTGAGGTTTTCCTTCCTCTTTCTGTCCGGGGTTCTTTTTTTGTACCGCCCCTTGACACTATTATTATAGCATATACTGCTGTATATGTCAAGGGCTAAATCACATTTTTTTGCGATTTTTGCAAAGAAAATCGCGCACCTTTCGATGCGCGACCGCCTTATTCCGCGCTCTGGATTTTCCTCTCCGCGTTCCCAATCACGCGGAAAACGTGCTGCTCGGAATACGCCAGATTGTAGCTGATTTCCCGGACGCTCCGCCCCTCCAAGTATCGCATCCTCATGCACTGCACTTCCAGCGGACTTTCAAGCGCATCAACCAGCGGCGCAAGCTCTTCGCGCATCCTGCACAACTCATCCCAAATTGCTTTTTTGCGTTCCAGCGCCTCGACGCGATACAGCAGCCCTTCCTCCGTGCTGTTCATGCTCCCGCCCCCGCGCGGCGCGTCGCTGATTGTCCGTGTCAGCTTCTGCGCCCGGATTCGCGCCTGCTCCGCTCGCAAGCAAGCCATAGGATACCGCCTGATGAGATACCGCATCCGCTTTAAGTCAACCATTTTCCCCTCCCGCAACCGCCCACGATTATTTTACCCCTTCAAACGCCTTGACGATAGCTGTATACAGCGCAGGGCGAATCTGTCCGCTCATAAGCTCAACGTACAGCATATCTTGTACCTTCTCGATTGCTCCGTTTGCCGCCTTTTCGCCGTTTAGCCGCCTGATTGCGTCCTGCGTCGCCCTGACTTTGTAGGCATCGTGGCGGCTTTCGCATCCGCGCGAAACGTTCCCTGCAAGCCGCTTGACGTTCTTTTCCAGCTCTTTCTCCAACCAAAAAGAGTACCGGATCTCGTCGGTGTCCAGCATTGTCTCACTCTCCGTCCATGTATCGCATAATTGCGTCAATCGCTTCTTGGCAGCCCTTTGCCACAACGCAACGGTAACCCTCGGCAGTCAGCATCTTCATGCGCACCTTCTGCGATGACGATACCGTCCCGCCTTTGCGCCGCTTCATCTCGATGAAAAGCCCGTGTTCGCGTCCGTTGGAGACGGGCAGGAAGATGTCAGGCACTCCTGCACGCGTCCCGGTTCGCTTCATCCTCGCGGCGGTTGCCTTGGCGCGATAACCGCCGTTCGGGATGGCGAACATCCCTTTCAGCCACGGCTTCGTTGCGCTTTGAGTCTCCGCCCAGCGGAAAAGGGCTTCCTGCTCTTCATCTTCCGTTGGAATTACATCGGCATAAATAGAACGCCATGTAGTCCGCACTTTGGATTTGTACATTTTACCCATGCGCCCCCCTGAACATCAATCGTAGTGTATCGCTTCATCACTGCGTTGCAAACCGGGCAGATTGTCAGCGCGTTCAGCCATTCTTGCCTTTCGACCATGCTGCACCTCCTTTCTGCGCCTTGATGCACATAGCGGCAACTTGCACAGCTTCACAAGCAAGCAGTGTAGCTGCCGCTGCCGTTTTGCTCGCGCACATCCGAAATGTGTCTGCATCGTCCCGGCGATTTGCCAGCCACACGTCATTAGCCTTTTGTCGAACGCGCTGCATCTCTTCATTCGCTTCCTCGATTTCTTCCCAGATGATGGAGAACGCCTCCGGCATGGAGTTGAACGTCTCTCCATGCTCTGTCTGCGCTCGGAGAAGTTCGGAAAACACAACCGTTACAATCTCATCTTGCAATTCTTTCACAATCATCACTCCTTGTTGATAAATGCGCAAGCCACGCACACCGTAGCCGCCAGCAGACACAGCACGCCGAATCCGTCACACACGCTGAATCCGTCACACACGCAGAACCTGTCACCCACGCTGCGCCTTTCTGAGACAGATTTCTCTCTGCCTCAATCCATCCGCCCAAGTCACCAGCCTTCACATCATGCTCCGGAATATCAATCAGCGCACGGATGCGATGCAGCGTTACACCGCCGATTTCTTTTGTTTCGCCCGTCAGTTTGTACTTTTTCATTTTTGCTTTTCCTCCCACGGCGTATTCGCCATTTCTTCTGGTGTCGGCTCTCGCAACCAGCAGCGCCACGTTGCTATCAGGCATCGTTATTCCTCTCCTTCCTCAGCCAGCCACCATCTCATCACGTCCTCGCCATCCTTCCAAGTGGTTGGTTTCCCGTCCTCTTTGCATTTTTGAACCATGCGGTCAAACGCTCGGATATACGCCTCGCGGAACTTTGGGTAACGTGCAAAGTCTCTCTTTTGATTCTTCTTCCCCCCCATCGGGCAGCCGATACACCCAAGGCGCGTGAACCCTTCATCATAAAGGCGGCAATGCGGCACTTTTACAATGACGTCGAGAAATTCCCAAACCTCGTCATCCGTCCAATCTACGATAGGATTTAGTAGCATTTTCCGTGTCCGATAGCAAAACTCCGCAAGGCGGCGGTTCTCGTCGTTGTCCTCGTTCATGATGATGCCGCCAAACTTATTTACTTTGTAGTCCACGCCCATTTCCTCGGCTTTTTTCTGCGTCGTTTTCGGTTTGCCGTCGATTTTGACAACTCCCTGATTTGCCTTGCGCCGTGATGATTCCGCCCATCGCACGCCCGTCATGACCATCCGACCGTCGCCGTTTGTTTCTTTTAGTTCTTTGCAGCAATACCGCACCATGCGTGTCGGCGGCATTGTGTGCTGCGCTATCATTGACCACATACTAATTCTCTTCCCGTCCTCGTCGTGCGGCACATCGAAAATCACGTCCGGGTAATGCTCGCGGATGAAGTAAATCAATTCCGGCGGGTCTACGCTCGTCACATGATAATGGGCTTCAAACTTCACCCCTGCCATCTTCGCCAGATGGTAGATGCACTGACTATCCTTGCCGCCGGAAAAAGCAAGGAAGTACCCTTCCGGCGGCTCAAAGGATTTCAAGCGCTGGATGGCAATGTCCAGCTTTGTACGGATTACGCCGTCCGCGCCGATGATTTGCTCCATCAGCATTTGTTATCCCCCCAACCACGCCGAAAGCGCATCCGCTCCGGCGTAAACAAGAATCGAAACGATACAGTTGACGAGCGCCAGCAGAATGTACACATACCACGGGCGCGTTTCCTTCGCCAGCAGGAAGCCCGTCAGCCACAGACCAATCATCGTACCGAAAATCACCGCCTCGGGCAGCGTCACAGTTTTCATCAGCTGCTTTCCTCCTCCGTCGCAATCTGCGCCTTTGCCAGTTCGATTGCCAACAGGTACGTCCTTTCGTGCTTTGTCCCGGCATGGACTTGCTTGACTTCTGCGGCAAAGTCGTCAATTGTGCCGTTGAAGCATCCGCATGAGACGTATATTTTCCCATCCTTGCCACGGCAAAAAGTGGTTGTGTCGTCACGGCTACCGATTGCTCCGATGGCGATGTAATCAGCCGAATCCGTCACCAACGCCTTTCCCGTCACGCGCGCCGAATCCGTAACACACGCCGAACCCGTAACACACGCCGCGCCAGTCACACACGCCGAATCCGTCACCAACGCCGCGCCCGTCACGCGCGCCGAATCCGTCACCAACGCCGAACCCGTAACACGCGCCGAATCCGTCACCAACGCAAAACCCATAACACGCGCCTCGCCCGTCACCAACGCCTCGCCCGTCACCAACGCCGCGCCCGTCACCAACGCCTCGTCCGTCACGCGCGCCGAATCCGTTACCCGCGCCGTGCCCATCACACGCGCATTTCCCATCACCAACGCATTTCCAGCCACCATCGACAAACCCGTCACCCGCGCAGAATCCATCACACGCGCATCTCCCGTCACGCACGCCGCGTCCATCACCACCGCAGAATCCGTCACCCACGCTGCACCTTTCTGAGACAGATTTTTCTCCGCCTCAATCCAGCCGCCCAAGTCACCAGCCTTCACGTCGTGCACCGGAATATCAATCAGCGCACGGATGCGATGCAGAATCCTACAGCCGATTTCTTTTGTTTCGCCCGTAAGTTCGTACTTTTTCATTTTTGCTTTTCCTCCTCCCACGGCGTATTCGCCATCTCTTCCGGCGTCGGCTTTCGCACCCAGCAGCGCCACGTCTCACCGTAGGTGTAATCGGCGTACCATGTGCGTCCGCCGTCGAAATATATGCGATGGCTTTCAGGCTCCCAGTACGTTACCTTTCGCGCATGTACGCACGGCTCGTCGTCTCCGTTGTTATCTTCAATCAACACAATCGTTCCTGCGCTGATTGCCAATTCCGCAAGTATCAGTACCCGGTTTTTGTTATTATTCATTTTCGTTCTCCCTTTCCGCGTCCAATTCTGCCTTCGTCGGTTTCCGCAACCAGAACCTCGTTTTCATGCACTCTGCCGGCTCTTTTAACAGTTGCATAATCGTCGGTTTAGTCGCGTCATACGTCCGCATTGGCGATTCAAGCACGATGAAGAAGTCGAAGAAATCATTTTCCGCGTACCAGCACAGCAGATAAAGCGAATCACAATCCTCCAGCATTGACCACACAAGGCGTTCTTGTCGCACCTCTTCCATCGTCAGTTCCCGATTCCCCGGATTGCAAAAAGGACTTATCGCTGCTTTGTATGCCTTGCTCTCTGCCTCTTCTGCGCTTTCAGCGTATACATGTGGAGAATGCTCGCCGCAGTTGGTGCAGTGGTAGTATGCCTCGTAGCCAGCGCCGTTTGGCGTAAATTTTCTCGGGCGCATCATGTATCCGCACCACGGACAACGCGGCAGGTTTTTGTATTTATTCATCGTCGTAATCCTCCTTTGGCGCTTCCGGGTACGGCATCCAGTGCGTGATGTTCACAGGCTTGCCGGGGTACATTTCGTCGCAGAACTCTTGCGTATCTGGATAAAAACACAAGTAGGGATAATCACACTCTTTTTTTTCATCAAACCCAAGAACGTACATTTCATGCGACGGGAGTGTTTCCGAAACGAGCTGCCATTTGCTCACAGCTTGCATAGCGGCTTCATACGCTCTTTCTGCTGTGTTCCTCGCCGGGCTTTCGCTTTCACACGCTGCATTGGTACATTCGTACCAGTGCAGCGTCCGACACACAAGCCCTTGCTTGTGCCGCATTTTTGAGTCGCAGTACGGACAGCGCGGGGCTTTCTTGTTATCAGGCATTGTTATTCCTCCCTGCGTTGTTATTCCACGCTCTCACGGCTGCGGCTCTTGTTTTCCCAAGCTCACCGATATAGCCACAGTCCAAGCATCTTACCTCAAAACCGTTACCGTCGAAGAATTTACAACACATTTCTACGTACTTGCCCCCGCAATTCGGGCAAGGTTTTGGTTTTACTCGCATTACGCCCGCTCCCATCCTAAACTTTTTGATATAGCAGAGACCTCTTGCGTAATCCAGCTCTTAAAGGTTTTTGCTTCGGGCTTGCTGCTCCCAAGAACGAGAGCATATAGACCGCTTTCGCTGACGCAAGCCAATTTGCGTTCTTGGAACGTTCCGTCCGAGCTGGTATGCGTTAAACGCACTGTAACTCTTTCGTCCTTATCAAGGCGGCGCGTCGCTGTTGGGTCGATGTCCAGCGCTCGACAAATGTCAATCGTCACAAACCACAGTCTTGGTTCTCCCTCTTCGACGAACACTCGGATGTTTCCAAACTGTTCGCTCTCCAAAATGATGATTTTGTGCATGACTTCCATCCTCCTATTCCTTTTTTAGGCAAGTATATCGCATGTGCGGCTTGTCGAAGCCAAGATGCACAAGCCCCGTTGCGCCGTTTCTGTTCTTCCTGATTCGGCACGTTTGCCACGTCAACCCGTTCGCCTTGCAATTGTGGTACATCTGACATCTGTCGCTATTCTCGTCCTGCGGTTCTTCCGGCTCATGCAAGATAAGAAACACGTTCGCGTCCTGCTCAATCGCGCCGCTGTCTCGCGCTTGTGACATATCCGGCTCGCTTCTTGTCGCTTTGCCGAATCCCTTCTCGCTCTCGCGGTTGAACTGCGTCATGCACAGCAGCGGAACGCCTAAATCCATCGCCATCAGCTTCAATTCGCGGCTGATTTGCGTCACCTCCTCTGTGCGGTTTCCGCACTTCTCGTCTGCTCGCATGAGCTGGATGTAGTCAACAACAATCAGGCTCAACCCCTGCTTGCTTGCTTTCATCTTCGCCGCTGCGTTGCGGATTTGCAAGGGCGTGACCGCTCGCTCCTCGATGCAGACGTTGAGATTTGCAATTACCTGATAGCAGGGCGAAATCTGCGCGAAATCCTCCAATTTCATTTTGCCTGTGGAGATTTTCTGCAAGTCAACCCCGGATTCGTTCGCCATGAACCGCGCCGCAATCTCCACCGGGTTCATTTCCAGCGACACGAACAGCACCCCGCCGCCGTGTTCCGCAACGTACTTCGCCATATAGATAGCAAGTGACGTTTTACCGACTCCGGGACGTGCGCCGATGTATATCAACTGTCCCGGCTTAAATCCACCCAGCATCACGTCAAGGTCTGCGATTCCGCACGTCACCCCGTCCTTCTTGTCAAAGGAGTTGGCAAGCATTAGCGCAGCTTCGCGCATCGTCACCCCGTCTTCTACGGCGGCTGATGACTGCGCCGCCGTTGCACAATCCGCTTGAAGAGCTGCAACCGATACGCCGGGATTGCCTACATCTTGCAGGATTTTTTTTGCCAGCGCCGCAAGCTCACGGCGTTTTGCGCACTCCGCCAAAATCGCTATGTACTGCCGGGACATTACGGGCGAAATTCCCATTTGTACGCACTGCATCAAGAGGGCGGTATCTTGGAAGTCGCATTGCACTTCTGCGTCCAGCGTCACAAGGTCAACGTTTTTCCCCTGCTTCACAAGTCGCATGATTCCGCGCTGACAGGCTTGCATCTGCTTTAAGCCAAAGAGTGCATCAGGCAGTGCGGCAACTTCCTGCGCCACGATTGCATCTTGCATCGCAAGCCCAATCAGGCTTTTTTCCGCGTCCTCATTGATGTATGCGTCCATCTTTAACTACTCCATTTTCTCGCTATTTCTTCCAACTTCGTCCGTACCTCTGGATACCCAACACTATTCAGAAATACATCTCTTTGTTTGATTTTCGGCGGTTCGCGCACTTCAATTTCATCCGTGCTATTGACAAACCTTATCGGGTGCTTTTCCGCCTCAATCCGCGCTTGCTCTCGTTGCGCTTCCTTTTGTTTTTCTTTCGCGCGTCCGTTGATTACGCCTTTAAGGTATCGAATGTTAGGCTTCCCAGATTCTCCGGCGATTTTCACGCATTCCAGCACTTCTTCCGTGCCGTTGTCCGCCACAAGCTGGTTGATGTTGTCCATCGTCGCTGTTGTTTCGGGAAATCCTTGCCGTTGCGCTTCGTCCAGCACGGCGTTTGTGCCTTGCTGGATTTCTGCGGCTTCTTCGTCGCTGATGAATGGTGCAGGTGTGCGCTCTTCGGACTTCTGTTCTGGTTCGGGGTTGAGCTGCGCCTGTGCCGATTCGGACTGCTGGATTTCTTCTGACTTTGTTTTCTTCGGGCGACCACGTCCGCCAGCCTTGCCACCTGCGGAACGCACCTCGTGAATCTTGTAGATTTTATCGCATTCTCGCAACAGCGCAAGGTACAAAAACGCCGCGTTTCCTTCCGGCTCGACATCCTCACCCGTCGCCACATAATCAAGAATGGCTTTAAGCGCACGTCCGGCTTCTTCGTCGGAAAGTCTCGCGATTTCCCGGCGCATGGCTACCTGCACAGGCACATACTCAAGCTCCATTTGCTACCTCCATCAGCTGCCGTTAGAACGGCAAATCCTCGTTGTATACCGGGGTGTACTGCGGCGCAGGCGGTTGAGCCGCCTCGTGCGCCGTCTGCGGTGCATCCTGCTTCGCGCTGTCCAGAAATTCAACGTCCTGCGCGAATACTTCCAGCGTCGCGCGGGTGCTGCCATCGTTGGCGGTGTATGTGCTGACGCTGACACTTCCAATCACGCACACCTTGCGTCCCTTGGCAAGGTACTTTTGGCACGTTTCCGCTTGCTTGTCCCAGACGGACACGCGGAAGAAGTCTGCTTCCGCCTTTTCGCCCGGTTTCGCGCGGCGATTAACCGCAACCGTGAAATTGGCGACGCTCTTGCCGCTCTGCGTCGTGCGCAACTCAACGTCCCGCGTCAGATTCCCGATGATTGCCAGCTTGTTCATTGCTTTTCCTTCCCAGCTTGTACAGCTTAGCTATTTTTTCGTCGATTTTAACGGGCTGAATGTGGTACTTCTCGTCGAAATCCGCCTGTGCCATCGTGTGGCAATCCGTGTGATGTACCCGACAAAGCGGTTCGCACGTCAGCCCGATATGATTGATTTCCGTGCGGTCTGCTCCCATGCCCACGCGCTCCCAGTGATGGAGGTCTGACGGTCTGCGTCCGCAGACAGCGCACTGCTTGTGCATCACGCAAGCGTAGATGTACGCGCCGATGTCCTCCGCATACTCCACAAGCGGCTGTTTTGTCGGAATGTCGTTTACCACGCAGAACTCAACAAGCCAGTCGATGTAAAGCCGCGCAGTTGTCATATCCACGTCGGACAGGCTGAATGCCTTGATTGCTTCCGCTTGTAGCTTATCAATCCGCGCTCGCAGAAACTCCGCCTTGAGCATCGTGTTTAGGTCGCTTTTGTCGCCCTGCCCGATGTATCCCGTCGCGGCGGCAATCTCGCCAATCAGCGCCCACGCCTTGCGCCGTTGCTCTGGACTGATTGTGCGGCAGTCCTGCCAAAGCACCGTGACGGTATCCGACAGGTTTTCCGCATCGGGGCGGGCAGTCTGAATTGTCAGGCTGCCCGGCTGCTCGATGACTTTGCCGATTGTCGCAATCATGGCTCACTCCACGGCTCGCGTTTGGTTTCTTCGCGTGTCGGCTCTTTTTCCCAGCACCGCCACTTTGTGCCGTAGTCCTCTGTGTAGACGTAGAATGTACCAATTCCGATGTTGTAAGGTATAACGCGCCACGGGTATGCATCCGTTTTCAGCCATGCGCGAATCGGGATGTTGTCTCGCAGTTCCAGCCACACGCGCGCCGTCTTCTTGTTTCGCGCGCCTGCTTCGGCAAACGTCAGAACGCGGTTTCGCGGCTTAGTCGTCATCGTCACTTTCTTCCTCCCTTGGCGGAAATTCTGAATCGCACGTCGGGCAACGAAGCCGCGCTGTTCTTCTTTCCATATCGAGTACAACGCATTTCATCTCATCGTCGCAGTACGGGCATCGCGGCATAAGTTCTTCTTTAGGCATTCTTTTCCCCCTACAACAGCTTGCCGCCCCTTTCTCCATGCGTTCTGCTTGAAGTTTGTAATAACGTTCCCGTGCAGCTTTACGGATTTTTTCTCTATTCTCGCGATATTTCGCAAGCACCTGTTCTCTGTGCGCCCAATAATATTCGCGATGCCGCTTTTGCAGCTCTTCCTTTCGCGATTGGTAGTAAGCCTGTTGATATTCTCTCCGTGCCCTTACTCGTTCAGCCATTTGCGTCAGCTCGCTTCCCTGTGATAAATTCCGCTCTCGGCAGCGTCTCAATCCACGCGCAGAATGCCCTCCATTCCGGCAGACGGTGGTTTTTCCGCTGCTGGTAGATGGTTTTAAGCTGGCGGTAGTTGGTTGTCATCCGCGCCGTCAGCCGCAAGCCAACAGGCACGTTGTAAAGGACTGCAAGATACCGTTCCGGCGTTGGGGCTTCCTTGTACTCCGCAACCAGCTTCTCCACAAGCTCGATTGTCTCCCGGCGAACGTAGTTGATGCACTGCTTTTCGATGTCCATGCTCATAATGCGGTGCATTGTGGACTGACTCGAAACGAAGTCCAAAAAGTGATACCGCTCGGCTTCCACCCACGCCTTTACGGTAAACGTGAGGTCGAACTGCACGACAATCCCCGTTAAAAACTGGTCGTGTCCGCTCCCCGTCTGGCAGTTTGCAAGCGCCATCGTCCGCTCTGTGACTTCCGCGCTGCAATTCTCCGTGTCGGTTGCCATCGGATAGTGGCTTGCCTTTATACTCGACGCAAGCCCCATGATTTCCACGTTGCTGACTACATTCATTGCCTTTCACCTTTCTCAATTCGCTCTACCATATCAAACGGGTCATCGAAATCCAGACGGATGCCCGTCTTTTCCAGAACCTCATCAATCAATTCTGCCGTTGTGAAGTACGCACCGGGTTGCAGATACTTTTGCGTCGCCGTCAGCATCCGATGAATCCGCTGTGCGCCAAACCCGAACTCCTCTTTCATCGCAAGGCACATTCCGGCGAAAATCATCTTGATTGCGTGGCGTTCTGCGTCCTTCGCTCCGCGCTCATACTCGCGTTCGTAGCCTCCCCGCGCCCTCATGATGCTCTGCGTGGCGTGGGTCATGTCCCGCGCCGCTTTCCTGCGTTCTGCCCTATTCATCATGACGCCTCCCGGAAATTAGCTTTCACCGCGTCCATCAGCGCCTTTGCGTCCGCCATCGTCATCTCTTTCGTCGGAATGTTGCGGACGATGTTTGCTTCCACAAGCGCGGCACGAACTCTGCCTAACTCCTGCATATCCATGCCGATGTTGCTGCATTCGCGCATGATGTAGTTCGTCGGCGTTTCTGCCGGGTTCTCTGCGTTCTTGGGCTGCGGCTTCGGCTGTTCGTGCTTCGCCTCGTGCTTGGTTTCGTAGCTCTCGCCGTCCGGGTCGGTCATCTCCTCCGTAGGGATGCAGAACACTTGAAACAGCGCGTATTTGTAAGCAATCGCCATTGCCTTGTTGCTTGCCTTGTCGCCGCTGTCCATGCCTTCGCCCAGCGTCACCGCCTCGACAAAACTGCCGTCGGTGGCATAGAAGCGGAACGCGATTTTCAGCAGACTGTAACGCAGTTCTCCGCCTTTCGCCGTTACCTTAATTTCTCGCGTCTGCTCCAAAACCTGCGGGACTGTGAAAATCTTGTTTTTCGTCAGGATGGGCTTCAAGGCGTTCATCACATCGTCGATGCCGCGGAACTTAAAACCCTGCTGCTGGTTGTACTTGTCCTTGCCGATTGCGGAAATGTCCGCCATCGCCGCGCTGATTGCGGCGTAAATCTGCCCGTTTTCCATGACTTATTTCCTCCCTATCATGCTTCTCATTCTGTCGGCGGCGGCTTTCCGCTGTTCCTCCGTCATATTTACGCGCTTCGGCGGCGAAACTTTCAGCCACTTCGCCGGGACTTTACAATACAGGCAACCGTGATTTTCCTGCGGCGTTTTCACAATCTCGACTTCCTCCGGGTGTACGTCTCTCAGTCTCATGATGCGCGTGATAAGCCACTTCTCATCCGTGGAAATCCACATCGTTTTGTCCGTGTACTCCAAGCACGTTTCCATCGTCGTTCCTCTTCCTCCTGTCAGCACTCGTACCATCTCTGATACTGTTCGTTGATGTACTTCTCCCAGCGCCAATCCTCTCCCGTGCGACTGGCTTCATCAACCCTCCGCACTGGCTTCCTGCACCCTCGCGGCACTTCGTCCGTTTGGCTGCATCCGCAGTCGCAGCGCTCTCCGCTATCCAGATATGCGCCGCACAGGCAGCAGCGTCTTGCCATTTTGCTCCCCCCTTCTGCACCGCAAAAACCGGGTCGCGCGGAACAATTTTGATGCCGGGAACGACTTCACCCGTAATTTCGTCAATCGCCTGTCCGTTGTTTTCTACAAACAACCCTTTCAGCGCCGTCCATTTCAGTTTCGGCACATTCTCCACGCAGGACGGCGCATTCTCGGTACACCACGCGATAATCTGCGCATCGTCGCGCTCGTACTCCGGCGCTTGCGCCTTGCGAACCAGAACGCCGCTCGGCAGCTTGTACTTCTCGCTGGTCTTCGTCGCCTTGTGCGGAACGGTGTCAAAGTAGCTTTCCAGCAGGGCGGTGAAGTATTCAATGCTCTGCTGGTTGGACTGCGCCACGCGTTCACTCTGCGCCTTGTAGTAGTCCTTCCACTTCTGCGTGTCGGCTTCCAACTCCGCGATGCGGCGAACCGCCCAGTCTGCCTTCTGGTCGTTGTCGATAACAAAACCCGTGCGTTCTTCCTGCTCGTTCTCCTCGATTTCGTTGATAAACTGTTCCATATATGTTGACTTCCTTTCTTTCCCGTGTTATAATGGCAGTGGCTTAACCGCCACATTACCCTTTCTGTCTGCTCGTGTTCGCGCTTTGTACCCGCGGCACGGGCGCTTTTTTTATGCCCGTCTCCGGGCAATTGTGCCATCAGGGTTCATCAGTCCGCGCGCCACAAGGTCGTTGCGCTTCTTGCGCTGGCGGATGACCTCGTTCTCCTGCTCCTGCGTCGGGTAACGCTTTCGGCGCTCCATCTCCTGCTCAAAATCGCTGACAGTGACGCGGATGGTTTCGTGCGCCTTGCCGCCGATGCAGATGTGCGGCATCTCGCGCATGAATTTCCTGGCACTCTCCTTGCTGATGCAGAGAATTTCGGCGACGCGCTCGGTGTTGAGGTACTGCGTCATTTCGCGCCACCCCGCTTCTCTATCCTCGCAAGCGTGTCGGACAGGCAAGCAACCGCCTTTTTGATGAGCTCGATGTACTTGTCTCGGTTCATCATGTTGTCGATTTGCCCATCATCGCTCACGTCGCGCTCGATGGCTTCCTGCAATCGCAAGATGTCCTCGATTGCGTAGCGATTCCGCAGGACGCTCCCCATCGTGGTTGTGTCGCTGACAGGGCTGTAATGCCGCCGATAACTGTCGCTGTGTGACAGCATCCAGCGATGCCACAGCATAGGGCATTTGTACAGCTCCTCAAGCTGGTCGATGACTTCTGGCGACGGCTCTGCTTCGTCTCCCTCCCAGCGGCGGATGCACGATTCCGATGTGTGGATTTCCTGCGCAACTTGCCACAAGCGCAGCCCTGCTTGCTCTCTGGCGGTTCGCAGCTCATAACCGCGAAATTCCGGCATTTACTTCGCCCCCTTCTGTGTTATCATCTCAGTAGGCGCAAGGGCGAAAGCCGTCGCGATTACCTCCGCGATGAAATTGCCCTGTGCGTCAATCTCTCCCGCCTGATACCGCCCCGTCTCGGACAATGCGCGGCTATACGCTCGCTCAAACGTCAGCTTGGTGATGTCGTCCGGCGTGTTGATGCCCGCCATGTTGCAAACCGCGTCGTAGACGATGCGCATTGCGGCGCTGTCGCCCAGATGATTGCGAATCTGCTTAACTATTACCGCGTCGATGGGACACCAGCGCAGGCCCTCGCCTTCCTCCGGCTGCATCGTTACCCCGGTTGCTCGTTGGAAGTCAGTCATTTTGATTAGCCTCCCTCAGTTGCTTTGTTTTTGCAAGCAGCTTGTCCATCGCGCTCTCATACGCTCTGTAAACGGCATTCGCGTTGTGATAGCGGTCTTTCCATTCGTCCCCGACGCTGCACCGCTGGAACATTTCCTTGTGCTTTTCTTTCCGCCCAACTCGCGTACTATACACGATTTCGTTCCAGACGCGGCTTGCAAAACTTTTGCTGTCGCATACCATGTCAAGGTTGCGGATGATTTCGGTCGCATTGCGAAGCAGCACATCGTTGACCATGTTCGCTTCCCAGATTGCCGAACGCGCCTCTGCGTTTGGCACGACCTTTTCCGGAATAACAAGCATTACCCTTTCCCCCCCCTTAGACGGCAACCGCCGTCTTGTCCATTTCGTATTTAACCGCCAACAGCAGGGCTTCCATCACGGCTTCATACGTGTCGTATGCCTCGCTGATGTAGTCCCAGCTCCCTAACTTCGCGAACTCGTCGCGCGTCATGGCTTTCAGCTTCCGCGCACTCTGGCGGATGGCGAAAACCGTCTTGTTCGCGTCACCGCGCGATACGCAATCACCCATGCACTGGCTCTGAATGTCCTTGCCGTACTCGTCCAGAAGCCGGTTTGCGATTTGTACCTTGACAACTTCATTGCTCATTGTGATACTTCCTTTCTGTTCTGGCGCTTTGTGCGCTTGTTAGTCGATGAGTGTCCACCAGTCTACGCCCAAAGTCGGCGCAAGCTGCTTTGCAACTTTCGGCGTAACGTTGCGTTCACCATTCGCAATCCGCGAAAGCATTGATTCTGAAATGCCCGTGATTCGCGCAATGTCCGCCATCTTCAACCCCCTGCTTTCCGCAAGGTTTCTAATGTTTACCAACGTTTCTCCTTTCCTTAACTTGCCCAGCGGTCAAGTTTTTCGCTAAAAAAATTTGATTTTTCTTCTTCTTTGGGGATATACGTTTGATTTTGTCAATCCCCTTGTGTTATGCTTTGTGTGCAGGATTCTGTCATCTCTGCGACTTGCGTCCCTCGCGCTCTACGCTGATGTAGGTTGCTACCTCGTTAATCAGCCATAGCGCGGCGATGATTGCGACGCTCAGTCCCAAAAAGACGAATCCTGCCGGGTCTGCGTGTGGCATCTCCGTGTCACTCCTCTCTCCGTAACAATTCCCTGTGGGAAGTGCGGAAAACGTCCTCCAGCGCTACCAACACTTTGTAGGACGGGTCGCGCTTCCCAGTCTCAATCATGCACAGCATTGGTACATTCACACCGACACGCTGCGCAACGCTCTCGCGCGACCAACCGTTTGCTTCGCGCATCCGTTTCAGTTGCCTGTACATTGCTCTCCCTTCTTGCTCGAGGTAATTTCTCGACTTACCTCTGATAACATTATACATTCACTTTGCGTGAATGTCAAGGGGTAAACCATGTTTTCACGCGAAATTTTTGCTTCTCGACTGACTAATCTGTGTAAAGAAGCTGGCATTACAAACGCTGCGTTTGCTGATTCCTGCGGCATCACTCCCGGTGCGTTATCGATGCTACAAAAGGCAAATCGTTCGCCAAGTGTCGAGCTTCTTTGCAAGATGGCGGACTTGCTCGGCGTGACGGTTGACTACCTTTCCGGCAGTGATGGTGCGCCGTCTCCCAAAGAAACAGACACGCTCTACTTGGAGATTTCCGCGCTTGCTCCGTCTGACCGGGAAGAAGTCATGCGGTACGCTCGCTATGTCCGGGCGAACCCGCGCAAGTGAGGTGATGCACCGTGCCGTTCCCGGAAATTCTGCTTGCGCTTCGGCTCTCGAACGGGCTGAGCCAGCAACAGCTTGCAGAACGCGCCAATGTCGCAGAGATTACAATCCAGAACTATGAATCTGGAAGAAGCAACCCCGTTCCGACGCGGCTTCTCGCAATCGCGGATGTCCTCGGCGTTTCTCTTGATACACTCGTTGGACGTGATGAGAACGCGTTCTCGCCGCCCGACTTCGACCCGCTTGTTGAGCAGGTAAAATCTCTATCTGCTCCACAGCGTGCGGATGTGATGAAGTACATCGAGTTCATCAAATCGCGCTCTTGATGCGCGTTTGCGCTGGGCACACGCTCTACAAGGACAAAAACGGCATCCTGAGCGCTTCCAGCCTATCAGGTGAGGAAATACCAGTCCCGCCGCGCAAGCGCTCCTGAGGGCGTTTTTGTGCGAATTAGACGCTGCTTTCGCGCAAAGCCCTTTTTGCTTCCGCTTTCGTCGCCCATACGACCGTCACGAAGCCGGAACGCTGGACGTGCGTCTTGATAGGCACATACCCGGCGTCGGCTAATATGTGCATATCCCGTGCGGTTGCCCGCCGCGTCGTGATGGTGTACTTCACCCGGTTCTCGATGCCTGGCGTGTTGACGTGGTACATCGTGTTCACCTCCATGCACTCCTATCGTATGCTCGAAAGGTGGTGAGTATGCCTTGCTTGAATCGGAATATCGTCTCTGCCGCGACTTTCAGCGCGGCAAACAGCTTTCGGAGAAACAGCTTGCGCAGTTGCGTACATCTGGCTTCTTGGAGCAACCGCTATGCCCCGCAGACATTGAAGCACGTCCACCGGACTATGTACCGCAGTTAAACCGTCACGCTCTGGAAGAGATGGAACGGTATCGGTCAGGTCGCTTTCACTTGTTGCTCGAAACGTTTGATTCGCTTCTGCATTTCTTTGATTCGAGGTTCTAACTGCCGTTTACTCTGATACACGTTCACACCTCCAAAACACGAAAGGGGTATCACGATGAAGAAGTTTGTTTCCGTCCTGCTGGTTCTCTGCTGCCTGATGGCTTCCTGCGTTCCCGCTCTTGCGGATGCGCCGGAGATGACAGGCGGTGAACTGCTTGCCATGCACTTTATCAAGGAGTTTTACGCAGAGGACAAAGGGAACGGGGAAGAGTATTTCGTAACATTTGATGCTGCGAACAAACACTTCATCGTTCGCGGACATTACCCGCTGCTGGAATCCTTAATCGCAGACGACCCTGAGAATTACCAGCAGATGGTTGACAAGCTGGAAACGCTTTTTGCTTCCATCGACGACCTTATCAGGGTTTGCCTTGAAGAGCCTGACGCATACTACATGACGCTTTCTTTTGGACTATCAAGGCTTTCGCTCGAATCCTCGGCGGGGAAATACCTCTGTTTTAGCTCCAAAGGCGGGATTGTGCATCGTGTGAATGACGAATTTGTCACCACTCCGCAGGTCGCCTTTTACGTTTCCTACGAGGATTCAGACCCGGACGACGTTCACGCCTTGCTCGACTTTTATGCTGCAAAGGGCGCGGAGTTTAGCGTTGTTGAGTATCTGCCCGGTGAGGACAAACAGAACATCGGGTATATCATCAAAATTTCTGGCGAATACTGCGATGCTTTTGAAAAGAATTACGCCGGGAAGTCGCAGAACTATGTAAATGTCCCGTATGCTTACATTCAAGATGCGCGGGAAATTGCAAAGCAACTTGACATCGGATTCGTCTCCATCTTGTTCTGCAATTCCGATGGCAAGGCGTTCGGACGTTTCGACTTCCGCCATTCTTCAAGTAGCGGCTCTTATTTCGCCATTGACGATTGATACGAAAGGAAGATGCGATATGAAAAAGATTCTTTCCCTAATGCTGGCTACCTGCTTCCTTCTGCTCTCCCTTATCCCTGTTCTTGCCGATGACAAGTGCGAACTTACCGACGGTGAAGCCCTTGCCTTGTACTTTATTAACGAGTTCTACCCGTCTGACAAGGGCGATGGTGAAGAGTATCTTGTGACGTTTGATGCCGAAAACAAGCACTTTATCATCAATGCACATTTTCCATTGCTGGAATCTTTAATTATTGACAATCCAGAAGAGTATCAGCGAATGGTTGACCACATTGAAGCACTCTTTGCGTCCGTCGATGGTCTAATGCGCACGTCCGTCGAAGATTCGGACGCTTACCATATGACTTTGACCTTTGGTCTGTCGAGGCATTCGCTTGATTACCCGCTTTGCGAATACCTCTGCATCAGCTCCAAAGGCGGGACGGTGCATCGCGTAAACGCCGAACTTGTGTCTACCAGCGAAATCAAGTTCTACGTTGCGAATGAGAATGCTGCGGATGCCGCCACGATTCAGGCGGCTATTGACTTCTTTACCGCCAAGGGAGCTACGGTTCACGGTGTTGTTTGCTACGCCACGCAGAACCCGAACAATAACGGCTTTTCCCTCTCTATCTCTGGCGAATACTGCGACAAGTTTGCCGAAGGATATAAGGGCAAGGATGCGCAGTGGGTGAGCGTCCCTGACCGTTACGTTATCGACTGCCGAAAGGTTGCAAATGACTACGGCTTAGATGATATAGGCTTGCTATTCCGCAATGAGCAAGGCGATACGTTTGGGCTTTTTAGCTTCCAGCATTCCTCGTGGTACGGTTACTACTACGCCATTGACGATTGACCGAATAACACCCTAAGGTCTTCCACCCCCAGCGCGTCGGCGATACGAATCGCTACCAGAACGCTGGGGGTATTTTTACCGGAAGCGTACTTGCAAAGCGTGTCTTGCCTGATTCCGGTTCGCTGCGAAAGCTCCTTCTGTGTCCATCCGCGCGCATTAAGCGCATCGACCAGCTTGCTCATTTCTTGCCCCCCTCTGCGCTGGTAACTATATTATATGTCAATTTGGCATATATGTCAATAGGGCATATTGCCTTTTGAGGTGATTTTTTTTGAGACTGAAAGCCTTACGGCTGGAACGGCACTTGCAGCAAAGCGACGTTGCAAGAATCATCAGCTGCGGACAGCCGCTTTACAGCCGCTATGAGCGCGGAGAACGTGAGATTCCTCTGTCCGCGCTGATAACCCTTGCCGACTTCTACGGCGTGTCTCTCGACTATCTCGTCGGGCGCTCCGACGACCCCACGTTCACGCCAGCCATCCGAAATCCGTAAGCGTCAAGAACATCTCGGACACATTTCTGTCCGCTCGTCGTCCAGAACGTCAGCAAGCGTACCTCGCCATGCTCATCTCTCCACGCCCTATATACAGCCGCGGCTGTATAGTCTCCTGTGACGCGCCATGAGCCGTCCGGCATCTGCTGCTGGATTCCGGCGCGCTGAAGAATATCATTCAGCGCGGCAGTTGTTAGTCCGTATCTTCGCGCCATTTTCCCCGTGCTAATGGGTGTTCCTGCCTTGATGTTCTTCGTCTTGATGTCCTGCGGCTTAACGGTGAAAACCTCCGGAAATGCCTCGGCAATGTCGCACCCAAGCGCATTCGCAATCCGCCGCATGGCTTTAATCCTCGGACTTGCGTCGCCGTTTGCGTAGCGGTACATCATGCACTTCGGAACTCCTGACTTCTCGGACAGCGCGGAGACGCTGATGTCTTGTTCCTCTGCAACGTGAAGAAAATGCCGCACCTTCTCAGCCATCGACCTCACCCCCAAAAAGGGCTTCGACCGTCGTGCCAAGCGCACGGGCAAGGCGAAGGGCGGCATGAAGCGACGGATGACATAACCCGGTTTCGTAATGAGCGACCGTCCCCTGCTCACATCCGATTTCGCACGCAAGCTGCATCTGCGTAAAGCCCTTCTTTGCGCGAAACTCCCGCAAGCGGTTCTGCATCCGCATCCCTCCAATCAGTGCTTATTATCAATGCTAATAATAGAACACTCGATTTTATATGTCAAGATAATACGCAAAAAAATTTTTGAGGTGTTTTTATGCTTGGAGATAGGCTCAAGGAAGCGAGAAAGGCAAAAAAAAAGACGCAAGCCGAAATGGCAAGCATCGTTGGAGTGTCGCAAGCGACATATTCTTGCTATGAGCGTGGAACCATCACGCCGGAGATTACCAGCGTCGTGAAGTTTGCCGAAGCACTCGGCGTGACCACCGACTACCTTTGCGGACTGTCCGACAACCCGCAAGGAACGTCAGAACGCCCTATCCTCGACGCAACCTGCGAGGCGATTATCGCCAAGCTGATGGGTGCGCCGGATGACGTTGTGCGTGAAGCGATGGACTACGTTGAGTACCTCACCGCGAAGGCGGAACGTCGGATGCGGCAGGAGCGCAAGGAACGTGATAGCTTAAAGCGCATGGCGGACAAGGGGGATGCTAAAAAGGGCGAACCGTGATGTCCCCGAACGCCTGAGAGCGGCAAGCGCGTGAGGACAAGCAGGAGAATCAGCAGAGGAGCAGAGCGGAGAAGCAAGATGCCATGATTATATGCCAGATTGCCCCGCTTGTCAAGCCCCCCTGCTAATTTTTTTGTTGGGCAAAAATGGCAAAGCATTTTGTTGACCCCAACAAAACGTGCGGTGAGAACCATTTGCGTGATGCCACGAAAATGGTCTGCCCCGCGGCTATCAATTTCGCGAAGCCGCGAAGATGACCATGCTGCGGATGCGCTGAAAGGTGCTGGATAAAAAAAAGACCACCGCCGCTGCCACCACCACAAGACCACCGCCGTCCCTCTCCCCTCCCGCTTCTCTGTCTCTTATACACATCTGACGCTG